GCTAAACGTACTCCTAATCATCCTACTAAATCACACATAGTTGTTGCAAAGGAAGGTGATAAGATTAAAACTATACGTTTTGGTCAGCAAGGTAAAAAAGTAGGATCATTATCTGGAACTGCAGGTAAACCAAAAAAAGGTGAAAGTGCTAGAATGAAAGCTAAAAGAAAATCATTTAAAGCACGTCATGGTAAAAATATAGCTAAAGGTAAAATGTCTGCAGCTTATTGGGCTGATAAAGTTAAATGGTAATATGGCACAAGCAATAAAAAAAGCTAAAAAAGGTAGCACTGTAAATAAAGCAGGTAACTATACAAAACCTGAAATGAGAAAGCGTATATTCAATAGAATAAAGGCTGGAGGAAAAGGTGGAGCTCCAGGTCAGTGGTCTGCTAGAAAAGCTCAGATGTTAGCTAAAGCTTATAAAGCTGCAGGAGGTGGCTATAGAAACTAATGAAGGCTTTAAGAAAATCACAAAAAAGTTTAAAAGATTGGGGAGATCAGGATTGGGATTATGTCAGTAAAGAAGATGAAAAAAAGCCTGTAAGCCAAAGAGGTAGATACCTTCCTAAATCTGTTAGAGAATCTTTAAGTCCTAGTGAAAAAGCTGCTACAAATAGAGCTAAAAAAAGAGCTAGAAGAAAAGGTAAGCAATTTGCAAAATACAGTAAAAAAGTAGCCCGAAAAGTAAGAAATGCGTAATGAAAAAAATATTTTATATAATACTATTTATAAGTTTAAACGCAAATTCTCAAGATAGTTTATTTGTAGATTGTGCAGGAAATGAAGCTCCTGAAAACTGGTTGGGTGATGGATTTTGTGATGATGGTTCTTATTCTTTTGATGGTGTCCCTATATATTTTGATTGCCCTGAGTTTCAGTTTGATGCTGGTGACTGTGATCCTCCTATAGATAATTCTGTAATACAGGGTTGTACAGATCCTGAGGCAATAAACTACAACCCACTTGCACAGGTAGATAATGGTGGGTGTGCTAATGTTTCTTGTGATGATGGTGAAGTAAAAATGTTATTAGAGGTTACGCTAGATCAGTATCCAGGTGAAACAGGATGGATACTTACAGATATATCTACGGGAGAGCCAGTAGAAAGTGTTATGGCAGGAGAATATTCTTTTGACCAGGCAAACTCTATGATACCTTATCAAATATGTGTGCCCGAAACAGGTGTTGAACTTATAGTAAGTGATTCATACGGTGATGGGTTAGCTGGATCTCAATGGGGTGGAACTGATGGTAACTTTGTTATTATGGGTGACCTAGAGCCTTGTGGTAGTCCTGATATTATATGGGAGCTGACTGAACCTAATTTTGGAAATGCTGCATACTCAGGAGTTATACAACTAGAGTATTGTGACATACCTGAAGTTTACGGTTGTACTGACAATACTTACTTTGAGTTTAATCCTTTTGCTACGCAAGATGATGGTAGCTGCGAAACACTACATATTTTAGGTTGCATTAACTGGACATCTTTTAATTACAATCCAGAAGCTACATTAAATGAAATAATTCCTGTTTGTGACTACAAGCTTGTAATAGAGGATGATGCTGCAGACGGGTGGGGTGAATCACACTTAGCCTTATTTCAAGGAGATAGTTTAGTTGGTATATATACAATGGGTCCTGGATATTATAGTCAAGAGTTTGATTTACAGCTTAAAACAAATAAGCCAATTGATGTGTATTATTTTGAAGTTGGACAACAACAACAACCTCAAGAAGAGGTGGAGTTTCAAACAATGCACAACTCTTTTTATTTAGAAAATTCAGAGGGTGTATACTTAATGCAGGGTGGTACTAATCCTTTTGCTAACAATGGTCAAGGAGCTTTGCAGCCTTTTCAACCTCCATTTTGGACAGTATATAGTGCTATGCCTTATTGTGGTGATTACTGTATACCAGTTATAGAAGGTTGTATGGAGCAGGATGCTTTTAATTACGATGAAGAAGCTAATACAGATAGCGGAGATTGTCTACCTGTAATCGAGGGCTGCACAAACAGTTTAGCATATAATTACAATGAAGAAGCAAATGTAGATGATGACTCATGTCAGCCTTATGTTTATGGATGTATGGATGCAAGTGCTTGGAATTACAATCCTTTAGCTAATGTTGCAGATGAATCTTGTCTTTATTTTGGGTGCACCGATCAGTTAGCTCTTAATTATGATAGCCTTGCTAATGTAAATAATGATAACTGTATATATCCTGTACCTGGATGTACAGATCCAAACGCCTTTAATTTTAATGTAGAATCTAATGTTAATGATGGTAGCTGCATTCCTGTAGTGATAGGATGTATGGACCCTACAATGTATAATTATAATGAAGAAGCAAATACAGCAAGCGATAATTGTATCCCTTTTATATTTGGGTGTACTGATACTACTGCTTTTAATTACGACCCTGTCGCTAACACTAATAATGAGTCTTGCATTCCAATAATTTATGGGTGTACAGATCCTAACGCTTTTAACTACGACTTAGAAGCAAATACAGAGGACTTCTCTTGTATTGATATAATGTATGGCTGCACTGATAGTACAGCCTTTAATTATGATACACAAGCAAATACTGATAATGGTAACTGCATAGATGTATTAGAGGGATGTATGGATCCTTTTGCTCACAATTATGATGCTGTATATAATACAGATGATGGAAGCTGTTTGTATGATGCAGGTTGTGTTGGAGGTCCTGGGGTTCCTTACTGGCTAAATGATACGTGTTATGCTTGGGTTATTATGGTTGACCCATATTGTTGTAATAACAACTGGGATGACAAGTGTCAACAATTGTATTGGAGTTGTAGCGGAGATAGCGATCTTTATACTAGAGATTTACTTAGAGGTCATAACATAGTTATGTATCCTAATCCTATGAATGACGTATTAAATATATTAACAAATGGTCCTGTAGCAATAAAAGTACATGATGTATCAGGTAAACTTGTTGTTAAAATAAAACAAAGTCAAACACATAAAGGTTTAAACCAGCTAGATGTAAGTTTACTACCTTCTGGGATTTATAATTTTAGTATAACGTATGAAGGTAGAACGACAACTGCAAAAGTATTAAAGAGATGAAAAAATTATTACTAATATTGTTATTCATTCCTTTAATAGGAAACTCTCAGAGTTTACATAAAATATTTAAATATTCTACATTTTATGCTGCAATTAATGGTGGAACATCTTTAGGGGATAATCAAGTTTGGTCTGTAACATCAGGATCTCTTGAGGAGAATGTAATAGAAACTCCATTTGATTATACTTTTTCTATAGGTATAAGAAAAATAAAACGATTTGGATATGAGAATAGAGCTTTAACTTTTTATAACGGTACAGAAAATTCATACAGTGATGCTGCTACAATTGGTAGAGTAGATGGTTTTGAGTATTTATTTGAAGCTGACTTTGTAAGACGTTTAGGTGTAAATTATACTAATCAGCATCATTTTGTAAGGTATGTAGCTGACAATTGGGTTGCTAAGGTAGAATATTTAGAAGATGGTTTTGCTGATATAAAATATTTTGAAGCCTCACAAAGATACAGAAAACAAGTAAGGGAGGGCAAGCTTTCGTTCAACGGGGGTTTAGTGCAAAGACTTGCCGAACCTTACGGGTTTGATCCTTTATCTGACTGGGTACTTGATAATGGTACACTTCATTATACATACCTTGCTCTTCAAGAAGGATACAACATTACCCTAGGGGGAGAGTATTTTTCACCTGACGGAGAGCTTGTAGCAAACAGTCAAGAGGTATGGGAAGAGGTTGTTATACCACAAGTTATAAATAATTATGTAGAAAAACAAAGAAATTCTATATCTAATATTGTAGAGTACTCTTTTGTTTTAGGTTTAGACTATTATCATTTTACAAAAGATTTTTGGTTTCATACTTGGGGAAACATTATGCCTTACCACTTAGACACTGATAATATATACTCTTATCACAAGTTTAATAATGGTCAATGGATAGACTACTCTCTTGGTTTAATATACGGTTATAGATTTAATAAAAGTTTAGGTATATTTGTAGAGGGTAGATACAATAAGTATTGGAACAGACAGTGGCACAACTTTAGTGTTGGCCTTAATTATGTAATATTTTAATCATGGCAAAAGAATTAAGCGAAGAAACATCATTTAATATAAGTTTAAAAACACTAGCAGGTATTGCTGTTCTTATATTTACATTGGTTGGGATGTGGTTCACACTTCAAAATGATATAGCAGATGCTAAGGAACTACCTCTTCCTCCTGATCCTGAAATTACTCGTATGGAGTATGATATGAAAGATCAGCTTATTAGACAAACTATTATGACCACTCAAGAAGATGTAAAAGAGATAAAAAGTCAAATGATTAGAATGGAAGAGAAGATTGATAACTTAAGATAGGGTTATGAAAAACTTACTAATTACATTTTTCTTTATATCATTATTATCTTTTGGTCAAGACTTTCCTGATGGAATGGTGGCTGTTGAGTTTAATGCTAGTTTTAATAAGTCTAACGAAGTTAGTTGGCTTCCTAAGCTTACGGACTGTGAAATAGAAAGAGTTGATATAACAGCAGACGCAAGGTGGTCTAAAGAATATAAGATAGTAGTTGTTCCTACTATTGTAATATTTAATAACAATGAAGAAGTAAAAAGATTTCAAGCAAATATAATGATGACTATGGAAGCTACTAAGAGTGAAGTTCAGAACTCTATAGACGAAATAGTAATGGAAGCATTTTAAATTTAAATTATGAGTTTAAGTAAAAATTTTTCTCGCTCAGAGATAGAACACAGTAACACAGCAAAAAGATTAGGTATTAGTAATGAAATGTCTGAAAAACATTTGGAAAGCATGCAAAGGCTTATTGATAATCTCATTCAACCTATGCGTGACGCTATTGGTCCTATTCGTATTAGTAGTGGTTATCGCAGTCCGAAACTCAATAAAGCTATTGGGGGATCATCTCGCAGTCAGCACAGCAAAGGTGAAGCTTTGGATTTGCAGTTTTGGGAAAAAGGAAAAATGAATAACAAAGTTATTTATGACTGGGTATTAGAATCAGGTGTAGAGTTTGATCAAATGATAAACGAATTTGATTTTTCTTGGATACACATATCTCTTAAATCGAGAGAGAATAGAAGTCAAGTTCTTGAGGCCTACAAAAATGAAAAAGGAAAGACTGCTTATAAACTAGTTTAGTTATGAGTAAATTATTAAACTTTTTAGGTGGTGGTGTTGTAAAACAGGTTGGAGATGTAATAGATAATCTTAGTACATCTGAGGAAGAGAGATTAGAAGCAAAGCGTAAAATGGAGGAAGTTCTTATGCAGGCTGAATCGCAAGCACAAGAACAAGTTACTAGACGATGGGAGGCAGACATGAAGTCTGACAACTGGTTATCTAAGAATATTAGACCTTTGATATGTATATTTTTAACTGCAATTTTTGTAGTTTTGTCAGTGTTTGATGGTAATATAGGGGAGTTTGTTATTCAAGAAAGCTACATACCTATATATCAAACATTATTAATAACAGTATATGGAGCTTACTTTGCAGGTAGGTCTATAGAAAAAATAAGAAAAAAGTAAATGAGTAATTTAAAAGGAAAATCTATATCCTCCACTTATAAGAATCTATTACAAACTTCTGTAGAGTTAACAGATGGTAAGTTAAAAGATGTAGAGACAGGTGCTGGTAACATCACTTCATTGAAGGTGTCTACAGATAAAGTTTCTGTAACTAAATTAGGTGTAGGTACAGGATCATCAACTCCTGATGGTTTACTTCATGTTTTATCAGTTAGTGCAGGGGCAGTAAATGCTAGCTCTTTTGCTAACCAGGTAGTTTTAGAAAACTCTTCAGATTCTGGAATGTCTATATTATCTGGCACATCAAATTCTGGTAATATTTATTTTGGAGATGTAAACAAAAACAATGCAGGTCAGGTATTTTACGACCACTCTAGTGATTCTTTATCTTTTGCTACAAATGGATCTGAAAAAGTTAAAATTGATAAAGATGGAAATCTTAAAGTAAGTGGTACAGTATCTCAGTCAGATGATAGATTTGAACTTGTAGAGTACTTTGAAAAAGTTCCAAGCTTAGGCATAACAGATGCTCAAGTTAGTCAAGCTACTGACGCTACAACTGCAGTTACTTTAAATGCTAAATATGGTATAATAACAATGCAGTCAGTTGACTTAGCTGCTACAGATACTGTAGAGTTTACTTTTAATAATGCTCACATATACGGAGCAACATCTCAAGTTTTAGTTACTTTACAAGATGGTGGTACTATAGTTGATAACGCTATGGTTAATGTTATCGTACATGATATAGCTGATGGTAGTTGTAAAATTAGAGTTGGTACTAATGGTACTGACATTGCAGCTCAAGTATTTAAATTATTTTTTATAGTAGATCCTTACATTATTCCTAATCAAAACTTTGTTTTAGGAGGAGTTAGTGGTGGTTCTTTACAAGTGTCTTCTGGATCTGGAAGACCTACAAATTTTGCTGGTATTAAACTAGCTACAGGAACAACTGATAATGATTTTACTGTTTTAACACCTAGAGATGCAGAAACTGAAATGCCATCTGGTCATGATTCTTCTGCTTGGTCTTCTGTTCCTTTCGGTACAGAAAATAAAATAGAGTTTTCTTGTGGTATATCTACATCAGTAACTATAACTGAAACTGCTATATGGGCTGGGTTAAAATTAACAGAAGTTGGTACTATTGCTACAGACGCAGATCAAGCTTATTTTTTATACTCTAGTGATGATGATGCACAAACAGGGACTTTAACAACAAATGGTAATTTACATTTTGTATATAGTGTAGGTGGAACAGATTTTATAACAAACTTAGGAATAACAGTTACTACCAATACTGTTTATAGGTTAAGAATATCTTTTGATGAAAATAGAAAGATTAGTGTTTTTGTAAACAATGTTCAATATGGTTTAGTTACCACTGCAACAGCAGGTGGAGGAACTCAGTCAATAAGTACAACAAAATCTTTAGCTATGACTGACGACATAGATTTAGTACCTTTTGTTGGTATTCAAACTTTAACTACTGCAAGTAGAGGTATGCAGGTAGGATATGTAAAACTATCTAGAGATTTATTCGAGTAGTAAAATATATAATAAATTTAAATTAAAGAAAAATGGAAGCAATAAATCCTATTATAAGAAAAATAACAATAGGGGACTTAAAGCAAGGACTGACTTATCAGGTAGGTCAAAAGATGCTTGGAGGTTCACTAGAAGTCACCGCAATAATTCAAGACGAAGCGGCTTGGTATAAGCATCAACAAGTAGTGTATGATGTGTATATAAAAAAAGATGAAGAGGAGTTTTCAAGACCTTGGAAAAGGTTTTTTTCTCAGCCAACAGCAATAGAATACAATACTGCTGTTTTAGATGAGTACGAAGTAAAGTAAACTTAAATATAATCAAAAATGAAGCCAATTAAAGACATATACTGGATAGAGGTAGAAAAAGAAACAGAAGATACCATAATGTTAAACGGTGTAGAATTGTATAGAGATACCTCTTATGATCCTATGAGATTAGCAAGACAATATGGTACGGTGTATAAAACACCAATGCAAGACACTAAAGAAACTGGAATACAAGAGGGTGATAAAGTTTGGTTTCACCATTTTGTAGCAACAGATACGAATCATGTCAAGCATGCTGATAAGGATAATATATATCAAGCTTTTGCAGAGCAGATATACCTTGTTAAAAGAGAAGATGAGTATATTCCTGTAGGGGTATGGAATTTTATGGAGCAAGAAATGAAGGAACCAGAAAAAACTGAGTCTGGTATATTTTTAGAAACTTCAGCATCTGAAGTAGAGCTTCATGGAAAGGCAGTTATAATAAATGACTGGATGAAAGATCAGGGAGTTAAAGAAGGCGACAGAGTTATGTGGAGTGAAAACTCTGAATATGACATGAATATAGATGGACAAAAACTTCTTCGCATGCGTAACTTTGATGTCTTAGCAGTTTATGAAGGAGCAGAATAGAGATTATGCTCTTAAAACTTTAGAGAAGTTAATAGAAGCAAGTAAGGGAGCTGTAGATCTTCTTATAGAAGAGATAGGCAAACCTTTAATAGAAGAAGATGACGCTAAAAGAAGACAGGCTATAAAAGCAAAAAGAGAATGTTTTGAGGACTGTCAAGAAATTCTTTTAGGAATAAAAAACCTTGAAGATAGAATCAAGGAAGGAGAATCCTTAATAGAAGAGAAAAAAGATTTTAAAGGATCTTTTGCTGAACGGTATGCAAAAAAGTGATACTATATATCTAATAGAGGGCAGTGAAGGAGAGGTATTAGAGTTTGAAAACTTAAATATAATTTTACCTAAAAAACCTAGATATAAAAAAGATATACTATATCACAACCTACCTAAAAAACAACAAAGATGGGTTAGGCAGGATATACCAAAGGGGTTGACAAGAGAGAACGCTACAGATTATGTAGACTATATAGATGAAGAGTTTAGAAGAAGAAGGGATGGTTTATGGTTTTACAACAATGGTGTTCCTACTTATATTACTGGATCGCATTATATGTTTATTCAGTGGAGTAAAATAGATGTTGGTTATCCTGATTACAGGGACGCTAACAGAACGTTCTTTATTTTTTGGGAAGCGTGTAAAAACGATAAGAACTCATACGGTATGTGTTTTCTTAAAAACAGACGTAGTGGTTTTTCTTATATGGCTAGTAGTGAGATAGTTAATCAAGCTACTCAAGTTTACGATAGTAATTTTGGTTTACTTTCTAAAACTGGTGCTGATGCTAAAACTATGTTTACAGATAAGGTAGTTCGTATATACAGAAACTATCCATTCTTTTTTCAACCTATACAGGATGGTTCTAGTAATCCTCGTGTTGAGCTTGCTTTTAGAGAGCCTGCAAAAAAGATTACTAAAAACCAAAAGCATATAGAAAAGTCTGAAGCTTTAAATTCTATAATAGATTGGAAAAATACTGCTGATAATAGTTACGATGGTATGAAGCTTAAACTTTTAGTACATGATGAAGCTGGTAAGTGGACAGGTCAAAACTCTATAAAGAAAAACTGGAGTGTAACTCAAACGTGTCTTTTATTAGGTAGAAAAGTGGTTGGTAAATGTATGATGGGTTCTACTGCTAATAAACAACAAGATGGTGGTGCAGAGTTTAAAGATATATTCTATGACTCAGATATGGGAGAAAAAGATCTTAACGGTAGAACAAAGAGTGGCTTGTACAAATTATTTATACCTGCTTATGATAACCTTGAAGGTTTTATAGATGAGTATGGATATAGTGTTATAGACACTCCTGATAAGCCAGTTATGGGTATTGACGATATGTATATTGATACTGGTGCTAGAGATTATATACAAAATAGAAGAGATGTTTTAAAAAATGATACTACTGCTTTATCTGAATTTAAAAGACAGTTTCCATTTACTGTAGAGGAAGCATTTAGAAATGACACACAAAGTTGTATATTTGATGTCGAAAGGATTTATCAGCAGATGGATTATAACGAAGTTAATAATACTCCTACAACAAGAGGAGAGTTTGTTTGGAAAAATGGCGTACAAGACAGCGAAGTTATATGGATACCTCACAGAAAAGGTAAATGGGAGATTACTTGGGTTCCAGAGATTCAAAACCAAAATGTTATTACATCTAGGTATAACAAGAAGTTCCCTGGTAAATCAGATGCTTTGGTTGCAGGATGTGACCCTTATGATCATGATACCACTACGGATGGTAGAAGGTCTGATGCTGCTGCTCATGTATTCCATAAGTTTAGCATGGCAAGTGATGCGTCTATGCAGTTTGTGTGTGAGTACATTAATAGACCTCCTAAAGCGGAGATATTTTACGAAGACATGATTAAGATGTGTGTGTTTTATGGATGTCAAATATTAGTAGAGAATAATAAAGTAGGAATACTAAAGTATTTTGAAAACAGAGGATACTATGAGTATTTAATGGATAGACCAGATATGACTCACACAGAGTGGAGTAGAGGAAAGCAAAAGACAAAAGGAATACCTGGATCAGGTGCTGCAGTAATAAATGCTCAAGCAGAGGCTATAGCAACATATATATATGACCACGTTGGTTATAATGCAGACACAGGAGAGATTGGAAGATGTTTTTTTAACACGCTTTTAGATGATTGGAGTAGATTTGAAATAGATAATAGAACAAAGTACGATGCTAGTATATCGTCATCATTGGCTTTACTAGCGTCACAGAAATATATAAAACCTAAAAAAGAAATAAAAAAAGCACACCCTATAGTAAAAAAATATAATGTTAAGGGGATGTATAGTAAAAGAATTAAGGCATGATGTATAATAATACAAAAGATAAGTTAAATGGCTATCCTTCTCCGTTAGCTACGAATGAAGAGAAAGCTGACATTAAGTATGGTCTTGATTACTTTAAGGCTATGTATTATGATCATAGTAAAAATTCAGATGTCTACCATAGAGATAGAAAGATAAGGTATTCTAGAAATAGAGCATACGCTGAGGGTAGTCAAGACATAGGAAAGTATAAAGACCTATTAGATGTACAAGGTGATACTGCTTATCTTAATATAGATTTTACTCCAGTATCAATAATACCAAAGTTTGTTGACGTTATAGTTAATGGTATGGTTAATCAGGAGTACGATATAAAAGCCAAATCTATAGACCCTATAGCTGCAGAAGAAAGATTAAATAAAAAGAAGCAGATGTATGCTGACATGATTACCAAAGACTTTGTAGAAGGTCTAGAAGATCAAACTGGTATACCTCTTGCTCCTAAAGGTTTTGTTGCTAAAAGCTCTGAAGAGATAGATATGTTTATGGCTATAAACTACAAGCAAAATGTAGAGATAGCATTAGAAAAAGCAATAGAATATACTTTAGATATAAACGATTACGATGAAGTTAAAAGATTAATGATTCGTGATTTAGTTGTTTTAGGTTTATGCTCTTCTAAAATTGAGCTATCTCCTTCTAGAGGTGTTACAATTAGACACGTAGATCCTGCTAATCTTATTACTTCATATTCATCAAAGCCTGACTTTAAAAACGTTAGACATGCGGGTGAGATTTACTCAATGACTATAGCTGATCTTAAACAGCAAGCTGGAGATCAGTTTAGTGAAGATGATTATCAGAAGATAGCTAAAGAGTATGCAGGTAAGAATAACAACCCTATGACTTATGGTGATAGAGCTTACTATGACAATGGTAACGAAACTTATGATTATGATAAGTTTAGTGTTAATGTTTTAGATGCTGAGTTTATTACAAGTCACTCTTTAAATTACGAGAAGAAAGAAAATAAGTTTGGTGGTTTTTCTGTAAATAAAAAAGCATCTAACTATAAGGCTCCTAAAAACTCAAAAACTAAAAGAGAGAACATAGGATCTACAGTAAAGGTAGTTTATACTGGTAAGTATATAATAAATACAGATTATATATTTAATTATGGTATGATGGAAAACATGCCTAGATCTAAATCTAATTTATCAGAAACTAATTTATCATATATTATATATCAACCTAATCTTTATAAGATGAAGAGTAAGTCTTTGGTTGATAGAATGATTCCTTTTGCTGATCAGATACAATTAGCTCACCTTAAAATACAACATGTTCTTGCTAAGGCTAGACCTAAGGGTGCAGCCTTTGAGATAGGTTCTTTAGAGAACGTATCAAAAGGTGATGGTGGTACATTTACTCCTTTAGAGCTTCAAGAAATATACGATCAAACTGGTAATATATACTATAGACGTATAGATGATGAGGGTAACATGACAGGTGCAGTACCTATTGCTGAGTTAGAAAATGGTATAGGTAGAGATTTTGGAACTTTAATAAATGTTTATAATCATAATCTACAGATGATTCGTGATGTGACTGGTATTAATGAAGCACGTGATGCTTCTCAGCCATCTAGCGAAGCACTTGTAGGTGTTCAGAAGTTAGCTTTACTAGCATCTAACAACGCTACAAGAGATATAAATGACGCTTACCTAAATGTTACAAAAAGAACTTCTCAGTGTATATCTATGAGAATGCAAGATCTTTTAAATTATAAGGGTCTACATAATATGTATAGTAATGTCATAGGTGACACTGCAATGCACAGCATAGATATGATGAAGAAGATGTCTATACATGAGTTTGGTATAACTCTAGAGGTTGCACCTAGTGAAGAGGAAAGACAAATGATGGAGCAAAACATTCAAGTTTCTTTAGCTCAAAAAGAACTTAGACTTGAAGATGCTATAATGATACGTTCTATTAGAAATATTAAGATGGCTAATCAGATGCTTGTTCTTCGTAGAACTAAATATCAAGAAGAACAGCAAGCTCAAGCAAGACAAGCTTCAGAGCAAAATGCTATGATGCAACAACAGTCATCACAGCAGGCTGCACAGTTAAGACAGCAAGAGATGCAGGCTGAAGTTCAAATGGAGCAAGCACGTATTCAAGCTAAGAATCAGGCAGAGATGCAGTTAAAGCAATTAGAGTTTCAACTAAAAGAACAGTTTGAGCAAGCTCAACATCAACGAAGGTTGAGGGAAATAGAGTTAGGTAATTTAGGTAAAGAAGGTACTGCTTCCATACAGGGAGAGGTTCGTAAAGATATTCAACAACAGTCTGCTATGAATCAATCTCAACTTATAGAACAGAGAAAAGATCGTAGAGGCCCTTTAGGTGAAGAGCAAAACATATCTCAATAGTTTGATATTAATATAAAAAAAATTATATTTGCGAAAATAAAATAAATTAAATTTAAGACAATGGATATAAGAGAAGACTTATTAAGTAAACTTGGTGGAGAGGTTGTTCAACCACAAAACCAACAAAATATTGTAGACTTGACTGGTGATGAAAACCAACCAGCTGAGTCTCAACCTACAACGCAGGAACCTTCCAACGTTGTAGATTTAACACAAGAGAGTTCTTTAAATACTGAGGAGACTAACGTTGATGAATCTGAAGTTAGTCAACAGCAAGAGGGTGAGGAAATCAGTGATGACGAAGTTGTCTTACAATACCTTAGCGAAAAGCTTGGGCGAGACCTAACATCATTTGATGATCTTAACACAACAAGTGAACAAACAGACTATGAAGACTTTGCTAGCGATCAGCTTCGAGTTATCAATGAGTATGTTAAAAACACTGGTCGTACAGTTCAAGATTACCTAAACACTCAAACTGTTGATTTATCCAACGTGTCTGATGATGCAGTCTTAAAGGAGTATCTAAGATTAGATAATCCTAATTTAACTGAAGCTGAGTTAAATGATTACATGGCTACAACATACAAGATGGACAAAGAGGAGTATAACGAGAGACAAATGAACGCTGGTAAGGTCCAGCTCATGAAGGACGCTAAAGCTGCTAGAGACTACTTTAACGAGGTCAAAGAAGAGTATGCTATGCCTACAGAGTCAGAAGATTTTTCTGTATCCCAAGAGGATAGAGAAGAATGGATCGGCACTATGAGTGCTGAGGTTGATGACTTGGATGGTATATCATTCGCTATGAACGATCAGGGTGAAGAGTTTGTTTATCAACTTGATGATGACGCAAGGAATGAAATCAAGGGGTACAACTCAGACCTAGAAAGCTTCTTTGATCAGTATGTAGACGAAGGTGGTAACTGGGACTTTGACAAGCTCAATACAGATATGTATATCTTGAACAATATAGATAAGATTGTTCGAGGTGTCGCTAATCAGTACAGAAGCAAAGGAACAGAAAGCGTAATTAATGAGATTAAGAACCCATCATTTGCACAAGACAAGCAAGATGCACCTCAGAAGCAACAGACAACTCTTGAGATGTTAAGAAAACAAATTTTAGGTTAAAAAAGAAAATTAATTACTTTATTTAAAATTATAAAAAAATGGCAACAGTAAGTTTAGCCTCAGGAATGGTGCCAACACCTTCTAATGTGGCAGTTGCAACTACATCAAACTATGTAGGTACATCAACGTTAATTAACGCTGACCGTACAGATGGTATTCCATTACATAAACGTGATGTAGATGAGCAACTAATTAAGCGATACGGTAATCAAGGGATTACTGGATTAATGGAATTGTTGGGTAATAAAAAAGAAACAACAAACCAAACTTTTGAACACTATGAAGAAACTTTCCTTCACAATCACTTTACAGGTGTTATTGGCGGTGGTTCAGGTGTTGTTAATATAGATGACACTTTTGATGACTTAGCTAATGGTAATGGTAGAGTTGCATTAAGAGTAGGAGATTTAGTTTTAGGTGGATCAGGTTCTATGTACTATGTTTCTGCTGGATCTGGAGATGACTATACTTTAAAAAATCTTTCAGATAATAATACAGCTAGTAATGATGCAGACACAAAGTTTACTATTATTGGTAATGCTTATGCTGAAAGAACAGAGCAGCCAGTTGGTATTACACCTCGTGTAGATCAATACCAAAACAAGTGTCAAATTATTAAAGAATCATTTACTGTTTCAGGATCTGAAGCTACGAATGTTATTTATGTAAAAGTAAGCAACCAAGAATTTGGTACTGGTTACTTATGGTACTTACAAGGTGAGGCTGATACTTACCAAAGATTTATGGACTACTCTGAGCTTGCAATGATTGTGGGTGATGCTGGTGGTGGATCTTTAACTGACGCTTCATCTAACTCTGTTGTAACTACAGAAGGTTTATTAAAGTTTATCGAGAACAAAGGTCAAACTATGGATCTTGGTTCTTCAGCAATTACAATGGCTGACTTTGATGCTGCTGTAAAATCTTTAGATAAACACAGAGGTGCTAAAGAAATGGCTCTTTACGCTGGTATTAACTTATCTTTAGATATTGACGACTTATTAGCTTCACAAGGAGCTTATGCTGCTGGTGGTGCTAACTATGGTACTTTTGCTAACAGCAAAGACATGGCGTTGAATTTAGGCTTTAATTCTTTCCATCGTGGTGGTTACACTTTCCACAAGAAAACTTATGACCTATTTAACCGTCCTGACTTATTAGGTGGTGATGGATTTAAATTCAATGGTTTCGGTATGTGTATCCCTATGGATAATCAAAGAGATCCACGATCAGGAGAAAGCATTCCTTCTTTACGTATGCGATACAAAGCTGCGAATGGTTACTCTCGTGAGATGGAGCACTGGTTAACTGGATCTGCGGTTCTACAAAACAGAACTAACGAGAAAGACGAGTTGCGATCTCACTACCGTACTGAACGTGGTTTTGAAGGATTTGCTCCTAACCGTTTCTTATTGTTCAAAAAATCATAATTATTAATATATAAAGACATAAGAAAATGGAGAAATATTTTTATTTTAGAAAAGATGCTACTACAGCTAATGATGATGATCAAGTAAATGGATCTAACTTAGTTAAGGTATCAGATCTTATTAGTATGGAAGCCACAGGAAACACTAGTTTAGTTTTAAGATTCCATCCTCGTATGAACGCTTTTGCTGCTGGTGGTAATGCTGCTGCTGATGCTGATAATCTTACGGATACTTTAACATTGACTGTTGGTACTAATGCACAGAGAACTGTTATTGAAACTATTTGTGCTGCTATTGCTAAACCAATGATTGCAGGTGCACCAAACTTAATTGTTTTGTTTGATGCAAATTCAAAAGATGGATTAGATGGTATTACAGATGTTGTTACTGCTGTAGCTGCTGCTCAAGCTTAATAGCTAACAACTATTAATTATATTACTGGAAGGGGCTTGTCCCCTTCCTTTTATAAACTTTAAGTTAATTTTAGAAAATAATTATTATGACACCAACAAAAACTCGTAAGGCTGTAACGCCTCCTACGTCTACAAAGGTCGAAGCTAAAGCTCCCGTAGTAGAAAAAAAGTTTGTTCCGAACTTTTTAAACAAACAAAAAGATTATAAACCAACAGTATACCAGCTTATATCAAAGTCTAAAAAGAAAAATGGTATGCCACAGTATCCTATAGTTTCTTTAATGAAGGCTGAGGATATTATTTTTGATCCTGAGACAGGAGAGAATAGAAAGATTAGATACGTTCCTGGAGAGACATCTATATATGCTGATGAGCAATCTGAGAACGCAAAAATGAGAGAGCCTATAGCTTTCAATAATGGTTATCTTTTTGTAGATCACACAAACCCTACCTTAAAAAAATATTTAAATTTATGTAACGCTAACGGTAGCAACCCACACAGAATAAAGTCTAAGTCTATTTTATTTACTGTTAAAGACGATGAGAAGTCTGCACAGCAGAAAATAGAAGAAGTGGGTAGTACTATGGAAGCTGTACAAAGTGCTCTTAAAATGCCTGTAAACGAGCTTATGGGTTACGCCAAAGTATTAGGTATAAAGATTGATAGAAGTGTCGATGAGGTTCGTTGGGACATGAAAGTTCAAGCAGAAAAAAACCCTAAAGGTTTCTTAGCTGGTATGAATGATCCTAGAACAGAGATGAAACAAGTATTGTTAATGGCTGAAGAGTCTGGCATTATAGCGATGAAGGGTAAAAGCGTTACATGGTCTGCATCAGGTAACACAATATGTATACCACCAGTTGGTATAAAGCCTTTAGATAAGATGGTAGATTACTGCTCTCAAGGTGAAGGAGAACAAGTGTACGCTGAGATAGAACGTAGGCTACAAGCCCTTAATGGATAATGAGTTAATGTAATATATGCAAGAGGGGGACTTAACAGTCTCCCTTTTTTTATTATCTCGATTTATTTTGTATTTTTGCTAGGGAATAAAACATACAATAATGACGATTGATGAAATATATAGACTGGTGCAAACCTTTGCAAACAAAGAGCAGAGAGGGTTTATAACACCGTCTGATTTTAATCTTTTAGCAAAACAAGCAGAGTTAGAGCTAGTAAATAAAAGGTTAAATATACTACAAGAAAAGTCCCAACCTAGAAAGGCAGGAGGTTTTATAGAAGAGTCTTTAACACCTGAAATGGCAGAGCAAGATTTAGCTCCTTTTTTAATATCAAAAAGATTTAACGTTTCATCCTCTGTGGTTGCATCTGGATATTCAGAGGCAGAGGTTAGTCTTACCAACGATGTTCTTTTAATAAAAGAAATTTTTATATTACCAGATGAAAATTTTGGTATAAACTCTCATATACCTTTAGAGATAGTAAAACCTGAAGATATAAATAAAGTACTTAGAAGTAGTTTGGTTAAACCTTCAATTGACTTTCCTATAGGTCTTATGAGTGGATCTTCTACAAGCGAAAGGTTGAAAATAAAAATATTTCCTGACAATATAAAGAATGTAATGGTTTACTACTACCATTTACCGTCTATACCGCCTCAATGGAACTATGTTACTGTCGCTGGAAAGCCTGTACATGATCCGTCTAACTCAACTCAATTTAAATTTCCTTCTAGGGTTCATAGTGAAATTGTAGTTAAAATATTAGAATATCTTGGGGTTAACTTAAGAGAGGCTCAATTAGTTCAGTATGCTCAAAGTAACGAATTAAAAGCAGATAGTTAATTATGGCAATAGATTACACAACAATAGAAGAGATTATTAACGATTTTCAGTTAATGATTGACGACACATCTTACGATAAAGAAGCTAGTGTATATCAGCTAAGATTGCTAGCCTTACAAGGACTTAGAGAACTTACATTTGATGTTGAGCAAAGGGTTAAGACTACCACTATTACTGTGAATTCAACAACACTTCAATGCACTTTACCTGCTGATTATGTAAAATTGCTTAAGGTTGGCTATAAAAACAGTTCTGATGAGTTTGTTTCTTTAGGTTATAAATCTGATTTATCTTTAGATGCAAGTGTAAATTCACAGATAAGTGAAGATCCTTATGATGAGAATAATCCTTATTTTCACACTGATATGGGTAGAAAATATGGCGTAGGAGGTGGTCAAAACGCTTTAGGTTATTACAGGATTAATAGACAAGATGGAACTATAAACTTTTCTTCAGATCTTTCTGGAAAAACAATATTTATGGAGTACATATCTGATGGTATTACTGCTACTCCTGGTGAGGATCATATTGTTCGATTTACTATAACTAGCCCTTTTGCTTCTTCATCTTCTGCTACTGGTATTATAAGTGGCACCACAATTAAAATACCATCTAGGTCTGGAGGTGTAATTACTTACACCTTTAAAAACACTAAACTTTTGGATTCAACTGGAGTAGTAATACATGATTATGACGACTTAAGTAGTAACCCTTTATCTACAGATGTTTATGTCGATCTTGTTACAAATTCAGCTTCTGATGTTGCAGAAGCTTTAACCTTAGTTATAAATGAAGGTCATCAAAAGTATCACATATCTCCTAACGACTCTAATATAACAGCTGTTAATAATAATGAGGATGTTACTGTAATAATTAGTAATCTTACTTCAGACCCTTTAGATCTACTAAGTACTGGAGGAGAGTTTGATAGTAATATATTTGATGGATCAACTCCATATTTTTCTGTAGAAAATCAACGATTAATTCAGTTGGGATCTTCAGGAGACGTACCCAAGATACATAAGTTTTGCGAGGAAGCTTTAAGGTCTTACATGTACTATAAGTACATTCAGAGAAAACGTGGTATTCCTGCTAACGAAAAACAAATGGCTAAAAGAGCTTACTACAACGAGAAAAGATTAGCTAGAGCTAGAATGATGAATTTTAATAAAGAAGCTGCTATGCAAGTTTCTAGGAAAGCGTTTAAGCAATCTCCAAAAATATAAATTAAATGCCTTTAGATAAGAGAAGTTTTTTAGGTGGTATGAATAAAGACGGAGATGTTCGTCTTATTAAAAACCCAGATTACATAGACGCTTTAAATGTTAGAGCAGCAACATCTGTTGATGGGACTGTTGGTTCTTTAGAGAATATAGAAGGTAACGAGGTAGTTCCTTTTGATTTTTACTCTACAGAATCAGAAACACTTTTTGTTAATGATAACGGTTTATATGAAGAAATAAATCCTGCGACTGTATTCTATCAAAAGGTTATAAGAATACAAGGTTGGGAACAAAATAATTCTGAATACAGATTTACTTTACTTTCAGTTGGGCCAAATGGAAATATTCCTATTGGTGAGTTTAATTGGTCTGGAAATATTAATCATACTTTTACAGCTCAATATTTATACTCTCAGTTTAGTAGTGTTGGTCCTTACAATAGCGGTATTAACGTGTATGATGTAAATACTGGAGATCAATATACGGCAAGCATAAAACTTTTAACATTTGGTCAAAACGCTATGTTGCATGGCGGTTATTTTGATGTTGTAGTTGAGTGTGACGTTGCTGGCGTTAATTTTAATCTTGGTGTATCTGTATCTTTAAATTCAACAGGCGGTGAAAGGTATTCTCCCCCTGGCCTACCTGATATTCAGTATACTTATACTTTTTCTGAAGATTCTAGTATACCAATAACTCCTAGTGAAAACGTTTCTATAATGTTGTTACCATCTTTTGATACTGGTGGTGTTTATAATTCAGATGCTAATGATGATGGTGTTGTTATAAGTCCTAACGGTACTTTTTACGAAGTTGGTAATAGAACTGTTTGGAGAATTACGTTTGTTGCAGGAGAAGAGCCTACGTCACCTGCGGGCTTCCCTATAGTAAACGTTTTCTCTTATAGGGAAAACCTTAACCCAGCAGATGAAAATAATGAATATGAGTTTGAGCCTTTTTTGACTATAGATCCATCTACATTTTCATCTGGAGAGTTTGAGTTTGACTCAAATCAAAATAAATTATCTGCATTTCTACATGAAGAGTTTTCTCAAAGTAAAACCATCCTTTGTGATGGTTTGCCTTTAGACTTTCTTGTAAATTCTGATAATTTCTTTTTAACTTTTTCTGAAAACGCAACTTTTAATGGTGAAAATAACTTTACTGTTATCGTTGTAGGACCTGTTGGTGTTAAATTTAAGCTAGCTTTAGGGTTTAGTTATCATAGTATAAATAATATTTTAAGCCAAGCAGAGGGATTTGATGTTGGAGAATCAGATGTTTTGACTGTTTTTGGAAACGGAACAATGATGACTCTTGATAGTTATCAAATAGTTGAAAATTCCATCGAAATTACAGACTCTATAATTAATGATTTTGCTACTTTACAAGAAGAGTTAGCACATCAAATTCAAATATATGGTGAGCAAGAACAGACTTTAATTGAACTAAATATTACTAATAACAATTTAGAAACGGATCTTAATAATCAGATAGCTTTGACTGCATTAGCAAATGCAGAACTATTCTCAACTGAGTCTAGTTTAGAAATTGCTAACAGTGTTATTTCTGATCACGTTAGTACTATTAATGAGATGGCTCAGTCTCTTGATTTTTATCAAGAGCAGAATGACGCTATGCTTATAGATATAGCTAATTTAGAAGCAGATTTAGATGATGTTAATGATCAATTAAATCAGATTCAATCTCAATTAAGTATAGCTCTAGACAATTTAGAGGCTGAGGAGGATTTAACAGCATCTCAAGTAATAACAATAGCTGAACTTAATGCAGATTTAATTGAGGCTGCAGACGCTATTGCAGCTATAAATGTAGCTCATGGAAGTGATTTAGCAGCTTTAGAGGCTGAGTTAGGGGCTGAGATAACATTATTGCAAAATGCTAAGGATAACCTTGAGTTTCTTTTGGAAGAGGCTAATCAAACGATAGCTCAGTATATTCAAGATCTTCAGGATCAAGATGATGATCATGCCGCAGAGGTTGCACAATTAACACTAGATCATCAACATGAAGTAGCTGTCCTTATTGCTGAACATCAACAAGCTTTAGATGATGCAGAAGATGCTGACCAAGATGCTCAAGACGCTTTGCAAGCACAGTTTGATCAAGATTTAGCTGATCTTACTGCACAGCATAATGCTGAAGTACAGGCTTTAGAAGGAGATATTACTTCCCTTACCACTCAGGTTTCAGATCAAGGTACCACAATAGCTAATCTTCAAACTAACATTTACGAACTTGGACAGCAAATAGAAGGGTTGCAGGAACAGGTTAATTCTAACGTTATATCTGATTCTATAATAGTGTCTATACTTGATAATTATAATCAAATTTATTTTGAGACAACTCGATCATATAATCTAAGTCTAGAAGCATATAATGCTTTGAATATAGATAATCAAGTCATTTATGAAGAGGATTTTTCTACAACTTCTGATTATGAAAATGAGTGGAATTTTTATGATAATGTATATTTTAGTGCTGTAGGTAATATAATTTCATTACCTTCATTTTTATTTGAACAAAATGGCTACTTACAAGCAGTTTCTGGTACGGGAACTTATGGAGCTTTTAGACTCCCTTACAGTTCCTTTCAAAACTCAGCAGCTTGGGTGCATGGTGCCGAAATAACTTTGTCAATAACTTTTGAAGTTGTTAGTACGTCTGGTTCTACGCCAATACCAGCTAATAAAAGTGTGCAGATAACTAATCAATGGGATACTACAGGTGATTATGATTTATCTGAAGAAGTTGTTATTGATGAATCATACAATTTAACTCCTGGAGGGTTAAATAACCCAGATCCTTTTTTACATACCTTTACTGTTGTTAATAATACCGTAGGGTTTCAAGGTAATTATTTAGATAAATACGCTAATATTGTTATTGTATTTCCTCCTATTCCGAATCAAAATATTCAATATAGGATCACAGATATTCGAATGGGTAATGACTCTCAAGAGATGTTTGCTTTTAATTTAAATAATTTAGTTCCAGGTAGAAGAGACTTTTATCTTGAAAGGTACAATGAAGCAAATGATACAATTTTAGATTGGCAAAATTCTGGACTTGACACCCTTAGTGAATTTATAGATGAAGAAATTGTTTACAACAATTTTCTTAGTAAAGTTATTCCTGGGTTTCTTGATGATCCCAACCTTAGTTCAAATTACACTCTAGGAGGTAGACTTCAAAGATACGTAGAAGCTGTTACAGATTTTTCTAACGCTGTTACAACTCAACTTTATAATCAATACAACCTATATGTCTTAGCTTCAAATGCAGATATTTCTGCTTTAGAAGCTATGCAGCAATCGCATCAAGTAACTGTAAGCACTTTAGAAGGAAACATTGCTGCTCAAGAACTGTACATTGAAGAATTACAATTTCAATATGATAACGCTATTTTTACTATAGAGAATATGGTTAATTTTAATCCTGATAATAATGTTGCTCTAAAAAGTATAATTACTGAAGAAAATATTGTGTCATCCGCTTATATGATTAAGGGTCCAGAGCCTGGATCCAGTGATTTTCCAAATGGTATAGATTTTTACGGTGCACAAAACTATTCTGAAGGAATATCCATTAATCCAAGCTGGACGATTAACGGGGAAACGGTAGGTGGAGATAAAGTTACACTTGTAAGTCAGCAAGAGTATATTGATTTATGCACCCAGCCAATTAGTCCTACAAATAATATTTGTTACTACATAACAAATAGATTTAATAATAATCAACCAATTGAATTTGAAATACCAGGAGGTGGTTATCCAACCCAAGTTATGCATATTATGTTTTTGAACTTTGATGAAAACACACAGGAGCTTAACTCTAGCGTTACACCTGTTACTAATATTGGGATAGATATTACAAATGCTTTTTTCCTTCAAGAGGGAGTTGAATCTATAGATGATGCTTTTGAGGTGCCAATGATTCAAATGCTAATTTATTTTAATGAGGATGAAGCTGATAATGTAACGTTTTCAGATGAACTTTATATTAGTAAGTTTGAGGATGGTGTAAATGGAACTATACTTTGGTATGGAAATTATAATGGACAGCCATATCATATAGCTAAACCTTACATTCAACTAATTAATTCTGCTTCTGTATTTTAAGTTGTTTATGAAATTTAATAAAAACCTATGTCTTTAACAATAAAAAATAAAAACTTAAACTTACATAAAAGTTTTTCAACTAAATCTTTGTCGGGAGAGTATACCTGCATAGGTTCTTATGAAGATAAGACTACAAATTGTATATATTACTTTTTATACTCTGAAGATAATATTGGTGTAGCTGGTAAGTACGATTGCATTGTAGAGTATAGCCAAGTTGAAAACAAGACTACTGTGGTTTATCAAGATGGTAAAACAGGTAGCAATGGGATTAATGAAAATATCTTAAACTTTGATAAAGACCACCTTATAACTGGTATTAATAAGGTTGAAGATATACTTTATTTTACAGACAATCTTAATAGGCCTAGAAAGATTGATGTAGAGAAAGCTAAAAGAAACGAGCAGTATATAAAACTTGGTCCTACGTTTCAAGGTATATTAGATAATCCAACTTTAGGTAGTGAACTTATTATAAATAATACTTGGATTTTCAGTGGCCTTGATTCTGACGATACAATAAATGGTGAAAACACTAATGGAACTTATACATCTAGTGATGGAAGTTTTAGATTTATTACAGAAGCCTCAGGTTCATCAGACATAAACATTAAAAAATTAGGTATAGTAAGTCCTGGAAAATATTACGAATTATCCTACGAGATAGATAGTAGTAATAAAGATAATGGATTAGCTACTTATACTGCTGATGATGATGCTGAACAAATTAATATAAACACAACTGTTGGTACTCACAAAACTAAATATTTTTCTAAAAATACTTTTTTTTTAATTAAAAGAAGTAGTCATGGTGCTGATATAACTATAAGTAATATATCTTTAAAAGAAATAAAAGAAGAAAGCACTATATTAGTTGGTGTAACTAATAATCATCCTTTTGAAAAAAACGATCACTTGTATCTTCAACAGTTTGGTATAATATCTCCAGACTTATTAGGTAAAGGATACAATGGTTACGCTAAAGCTGTTGGTATTATTAAGAGGTTCGCAAAAGGAACAACTCATGTTACTCTAACACAAAACAGTAAGACTGTTACAATGCAGGGAGCCACTCCTACTGAAGGATTATTTCCTGGTGATTTTGTTTGTGTTGTGGTTGGTGGTAACGCATATTTCATTGAGATTGATTTTATCGTTGATACTCATACTTTTGAAGCTACTAATGCATGGACTAATATAGGTATATCTACAACTAGTTTTAATTTATCAACGTTTAACCCTGATTTAAATACTGATAATGGTATTATAACTAGCACACCTTTTATTGATTTAGCACCAACATCTCCTGGGGGTAAGGTACTACATGCTCAACCTGATGATGCTTACTCTCCTCTAATTAGTTTTGGGGAGTTTGAAGATAAGATGGTATACCTTGACGCTTTATCTCATCAACCAAGATATAAGCCTGAGTTTTCTTTTAACAAAGAGCCAGCTAGGGTAAACCATATAGTTGGTAAGTTTTTTCAGTTTAGATATAGATATGTTTACAAGGATGGTACTGTATCAGCATATAGTGGTATATCAGATGTAGCTAACCAAAGTGTTTATACCAAAAGATATATTTCTGGTGAAGACAACACTACTATTAATAACGCTGTAAATAATATTATAAATATAAAGTATAACGATAGCATATCTTATGTAGATAAGGTAGAGGTTGTAGCTAGGGATGGTAATGATGGTGAGTTTTTCCTTGTAGAAACTATACCTAATGACTTTATAAAGTACTTAAAAAGAAGAAAAAACGAATCTCTTTTCTTTACCCCTAGTTTGTTTTTTGGTGGATCTACTCAAACTAATGTTGAGTTTTCAACTGCAATATTTAGAAATGATGGCGTTTATCCTTTTGTATCTAAAACAGATATTGATAAGCTTCAAGATGCTTTACCTAAACTAGCGAAAGCTCAAACTATACTACCTAAGAATAGAATAGCGTATGGTAACGTTGTTGATGGATATGATAATACAGATATATATTGTAATTTAAAAATAAAACCTGTAACTAGTTTAGAGGCTGAAGATCAATCTATTAATAATATGCTTTTAGTAGGTGATACTTATTCAAACGCACCTGACTTTGAAGTTGTAAATGCAGGTGGTCCAAACATTAGTACTGTTTTTAAGGTTAGTTTTGATCTTTCTGATCTAGACCCAGAAACAAATGGTGGTGAAGGAGTTATAGATCTTAATTACAATTGGGTTAAAACTTTGTTTCAAAATCATGGAGTAACACTTGGACAAAATAGTGTAGGTACTGGTGTAGCCTTAGTCCCAAGAGGTGGTCATTTTAGGCATACATCATCTATATCTAATCCTGGCAGCGTTGACGCTATAGGGTTACACATTGAGGAAAAAATAAATCTTTTAGAGTTTGATTTAGAAGATAGTGTAGGTTATTTCACTCAAGGTTCAAGTGTTTCTAGTCTTCAAACTAGACCTCAAAAAAATTTAACAACAGCTTCTTATAATACAACTGATAAAAAATTATCTATAACATTTACTTACCAAGAAGATTATCATCCTTTTGAAAATGAAAATATTGGAGTAGTTAATATTTTTTCTAATGACGTTAATTATTCTTTAACTGGAAATTCTGGAATTAATAGCGTAGATTTTGCAGGTAAAGGAAAAAGTTCAGGTGGAGCTACAAATATGCACCATCAAGAAGTTAATAGCTTAAAATCGTCTTTTAGAGGTGCACCTTCTTTTGGTAAATCTTACAAAACTGGGGCTAATCATGGTTTTGGCTTAGTATATTATGACGAGACAAATAGAGCTTCTTTTGTTAATACATCGAAGGCTATAAATAGTTTTAATTCAGGTACAAATGTGTACGCACCTTTTTATACTGAAATTAATCAACCTCAAAGTACATTTAATGGTCTTGAGTGGAAGATATATCATAAGCCTCCAATATGGGCAACTCATTATCAATGGGTGTACTCTGGCAACAATACTTTAGATGAGTTTATACAAATTCCTATACTAAATTCATATAAAGGAACGGGTAATAATTCTAATAAAATATATTTAGGTTTAGGATCACTAAAAGGGTTGGGTGAAGAGGATATTGACCTAGAAAGCTATATAGACTCTACATCGGCTGTAATAGATTATGTTTACGCAAAAGGTGATAGGGTTAGGTACATATCTTTTGGTTTAACAGGTATATCAGGTGATGATAGCAATGAAAATTCTAGAAAATATTTTAAAGAGACTATAGACGTTCCTATATCATCTTATGATTTTTACACTCAAGAAGAAATTCAGGATGCTGTTGGTGGGTCTGATCGTATTCCAGGATTTTACATTGTTATAGATAGCCCTACAGATGCTGGTAACGATATAGATTTTTCTGAAGCAAATGATGGGGATATTGATGGTAGTATAGCTGTGGATCATGCTGATGTTGATCATACTGACGATGATTTTTCACACAATGGTTATCACAGACTTATAGTAGAAATATATAGACCTAAAAAATCTATACAATCAGAGGTTTCTGGTTTGTTTTATGAGGTAGGAGAAAAGCTTGATATAGAGAATCCAGGAACTGATTTTAGATCTCATCAGGGTCAGGGTTCTGATTACTTTTTTGACGAGGAGTCTGGAATGGAGGTTACAGCTATAGACGGATTGAACGGGTCTATTGATGATAGTGGAAACCAAACTACAAACTTTGCGTCTGGAACTTTAATTCATGGTGATGTTTACACTAGAAGAAGGATTATGGTTCCTTTTCATAACAATAATGGTTCTTCAGGGATTGCACCAGTTGCTTTTGCATGTGAGAGTTATTACCTAACAGACTTCTATAATTCTGACAACTGGGACAAGGGTAGAGTTAATATAGTAAACCCTTACTCTGAGGAAAGAAGACTACCTGCTTCAGTTTACTACTCTGATGTTTTTACTAGTACAGCTAACTTCAATGGTCTTAGCACCTTTGACATGGCAACATCCCCATACTACGACTACAATCAAGACTTTGGGTCAATACAATTATTAACGCTGAAAGGCGATAATCTTTTAATATTTCACGAGAATAAAGTAGCTAGAGCTTTAGTTGGTAAGAATATAATTAACTACGCTGACGGGGCTTCTAACGTAACCTTATCTCAAGACATACTTTCTGACTACGCTCAGGTGTATTCTGCAGAGAATGGTTGTAGCCTTAACCCTGAAAGTATAGTTGAGAATAATGATAGGTTTTATTTTGTAGACATAAAGAGAGGTTCTATATTAAGGCTTGGAGGAGATGGTATAACAAGAATATCTGACTACGGATTGTCTGACTATATTAGAGATAAGGGTCAAGTGTATATAGATCAAGAAGTTGAAAACCTTAAAATTGTTGCTGGCTACGACCCTAAATATGATGAGTATATAGTTACATTTCCATCTACATTAAAAACTGAAGATTATAATAATTCTGGTTTTTGGGGTTTTGATTCTAGTAATGTTGACGAGTCTTTTACTTTAATTGGCAATCAAGATCCTGGAGTTTTTGACCCTGCTAAAACTATAGCTTTTAATGACACTTTAAAAAAGTGGACATCTTTTTATAGCTATAAACCAGAGTTTTATGGCAAGATAAATAGACAGTTTGTTACGTATAAAAATGGTAAAATATACAGACACAACACTGAAAATAAAAGTAATTTTAATACTTTCTATGGTGTTAGATACAACTCTAATATAGAGTTTCCATTTAACTCAGATCCATCCTCTGTGAAAACCTATAATAGCATATCTTTAGAAAGTGACACAAAGCTTTTAACTAATATGTCTACAAATATGGGTCAATATAACAACTCTTATGATTCTGTTATATCTACCCAAATAGGTTATAAAAAAGTTGACGGAACTATATCAACACAAGTAAGTTCTCCTTACTGCCTTTATGGATCTCCAAGCTCTAACTTTTATAAAGATTTATCTCCAGGTGATTTAATTAGGTTCTATAATGCAGAAAATTCAAGTCCTCAGTACAATGTAGTTAAAAGTATCTTAACAAAGCAAAAAGTTGATTTAGATAACCCCGTTATATACAGGTCAAAAAACAATAGAATTGATGTTATAGATTATAAAACAAAGGAGGGTATTCAATATTCTAAAATTCCTTTTGCTCCAAGTAAGTTTAACGTAAATGAGTATGGCGAATTTCAGGGTGATTTTAATGGGGATGCTTCTAATATTTTTGGATTAGGTATGTTTAGTGCAGATCGTTATGCTTCTAATTTTGCCCTTAAAGGTGATTTTAAATCTAATAGTCTTCCTTTTATGGGCAGTAAATCTACTACTGTTTCTAATATAATACCTGGTGGGGTGTACGGAATTTTAGATATTAGAGAAGATTTTAAGTTTGAAGAAGTTTTTGATCTTGATGGTAGTCTTAATAAAGGTAAAGATATTATATCTTCTAAAGGCAATTTTTCAAACTCTTCTGACTGGACTGTTATAGACTCAGGAGTTAAAGTTCAAAAAAACAAAAAAAGAAGTGGTAATGTTTTGTATTTTGACAAACAAAATTCTTCATCCCAAATAAGGACAACCTCTACTGTAGACTTTAAGTCTAATTCTAAGTATGTAATTTCTTTTACATTAGATTTAATAGACTTATTAGACAGAAGTAAAGTTTTTTTATCTTTTAGAATTGGAGATAGAGTTGATCAATCTGGTAAACTAGGTTCGTCATTTCAGACTATTTCAATTGACAGTACAAATTACTTACAAAATCATGAAATCGAGTTAAACTCTGGTGACGAAAACATTGACCCTTATTTATATATAAGATCTGAAGAAAATCAACCTGAGTTTCATATAAATAATTTAAAGGTTCAAAAAGTAAACCCACCTAGAGGAATTTTTGTAGCTAAAAATGGAACATCATCTAGGTCTAGGTCTTCTGTTTTTCCATGTGAATACTCTTTACATTGTATGGATGTTAAGACAGGAGAAACTACTCACGCAGGATGGGTTTATAATGTAACACAGGAAAGGGTTGAATTTATATCAGATAATTACAGTAGTCTTCAAGGTAATAAGTTTTACTTTATAGTTAAGGAAGGCCTTATAGATGGTGAAAAGCTTAAAGGACATTACCTTAAAACAATCCTTACATCTCACTGGTATCAATCTAAGTACAAGTTTAATTTGTACGCTGCAAACGTAGATGTAGACAAGAGTGAGCTTAGTAATAAATAATAAAAAAAAATTAGTACATTTGTAAAAATTGAAATCAATGGCACGTAGAGTAAAACCTAAAATAAAATACAACAAGAATAAAAAAGCACCTAAAGCCTTTGTTGGAGCTGCAACAGCAGCTCTTGGTTTAGGTAAGGCAATATACGGTGGTATTCAGGCTAGAAAAGCTAGAAAGGCTCAGGAAGCTTTTGATAAAGGTAGATTGGAAAGAGGAGTTAGTTCAGCTACTAGAAGAATGGTTGATGAGCCTATTGATCAGGATTACATAGAAGGTCTAGAGCAATCTAGACTTGCTAGTCAAGCTACAGCTATGAGAAATTTAGCTAGAGACCCTAGAGCATCACTATCTGGTGCTATGGGTATTCAAAGACAAGCTAGAGAGCAAGAGTTAGGTTTACTTGGTAAACAACAAGAAGCTAAAACTCAGGCTTTACAAAGATTGTCTCAAGAACAACAAATGGCTGAGAGTCAAAGATTAGGTGTTGCTGAGGCAGAGCTTAAAGGTTTGGTTGGTCAAAAAGCTGCTGCAGAACAAAATATATTTGGTGGTCTTGAGGATATAGCTGGTGGTATTGGTCAAATGAAAGATGATAACGCTAAAGAAGATGATAACGCTAAAGAAGATGATAACGCTAAAGAAGGTGCTAAAATAGATAAAGATGGTGGAGTAACTCCTGGAAAGTTTGATCACGACAGTAACCCTATAGATATGGTTAAGGACGGTGAGAAGATTGGTGAGGCTACAGGTGGGGAGCTTATACTACCTCCTGATGATGTCCAAGAAATTAGGATGGCTTTAGATAAAGGAGATAAAGAATCTGCATTTGAGCTTATGGAAAGATTAGTTGCTAAATACGACAGCAACGTTATAGGTGATGATGATGATAGTGAAGCACAAGAAGGTGCTAAAGTTCAACAACCTACTGTACCACCTTTAAATCAAGATAGAGCTCAAGAAATCACAAAGGTAATGAAGAGTAACGCTGATCAGGTTAGAAACGTTGGAGAGCTTCCTTTTGATGAGGATCCAACAAACCCTGCAGGTCTTGTTAAGTATGTTGGTGATAAACTTTCTTTTGATATAGATTCAACTAATAAAGCTGAGATTGAGTTTATTAAAAACTATAGAGACTTTCTTATTCAAGAAAAAGGAAGAGTTGACGCACCTAAGAAAGAAATGATGGGTGGTGGATATTTAGCTAAGGTAAAAGCTAGAATGGGCTCTTACATAAAATCAAAAATGTAAAACATGGCTGGAGAAGGTTTATTTTTCACAGGAGTTGTTTTAAAGAATAATCGTGATTTAATTCAGGAACAGGCTACTCGTGATTCTTTGCAAATTCAAAAGGATCAACTTAAGTTGCAACAAGATGAGGCTGCTGCTAGAAGAAGGCAAGAAAGAGAAGAGGGAAGTAAAGCAATATCTTATTCTGGAGACGATATAAATGCAAGGCTTCAAGATCCTTATAGAGCTAATTACGATGAGTATAGAGGCTATATGGAGCAAAACTCTTTAGATGTTTATAATTTAGTTCCTGATGCTGTTCAAAAAAGAGGTGATTTTGAATCTACTCTTGTTACTGATGGAGAAAAACTAAAGAAAATATCTTTAGACTATAAAGTTATAAAAGATAAAATAGCTACTGGAGAGATTGATACTTCAAAGATATTGACAAATCCAGAGACAGGTAAATTTATTTTTGAAGAAAACTTTGATAACATAGTAAACGGCTATAGTGGTGGTGAATCTTTAGATAGCCTTATGAGTAACTTCTCTTTAGAGTATGGTGACGTTGTAGATGTTGTTGACTTTATAGACCCTAGTAATGGTTTGCTAGATGATATATTAGCAAAGAAAGAAAATGTAGCTAAGGTTGACAAGTTTCAAAAAGATGGTAAAGTTACAACTACCACGAATGTTCTTACAGATAATGTTTTAAATCAATTTAAACAAGAATTAAGAGAGAGCCTTAGGTTAGATCAAGATGGTAACTATGATGTTTTAGAGTTTCAAAGCTTATTACAGGGTCAACAAGCCTTTGTTTTTGCTGATGGTTCTTCTGGAGACGCTAGAAGAGCTTTTGCTAATACTAGTAAAGAAAATGGTGGTGCTGGTATGGCTGGTAATGTTGGAGACACTTTTTTGAATAAATTAGATCCTAAAAATCAATCTTTTGATCAAGACCTTTACAACCAATATGTAGAGTTTATAATTAGTGAGGAAACGAAAAAAGCTCAAAGTAGATATAAACCTCAGGTAAGTGTAACTGAAGGATCTTTAAAAAAAGGTGGTACACAAGAAGGTTTATCTCAAGAAGATATTGATTTTCTTTCAGGTCCTTCTAAGTCTACATTATCTTACGGTAATGTTCAGCTTAAGTTTGATGCAGGAATGTATGATGACGTTACAGATAGAAACATAGAAGTTAACATAGTGCCTAAATCTTTGTTACCAGGTCAAGGCGAGCTTCAAGAGTTTTTTGAAAAACAATACAAAGACGAGGTGGGAGATACCAACAAAAGTGTTAAAGGTCAAGTTACTAGACTTGGACTTACAGCTGACAATGTTAAAGTTGCTTCAGTTAAGTTTGGTAAAAAAGAATACTTAATACCTTACGAATCTATAAGTAGCGAAATAGCAGAACTTAAAAAGACTTCTGTAGGATATAAGATAGGTCAATTTGAATCTGAATCTACTCCTCAAGGTATAGATACCTCAAAATATAATAAATAATGAATGAAGAAGCATTAAAAGATGCCTACGGTCTGTTTACACAATCAGGCTATAATGGTACACAAGATGAGTTTTACACTTTATTATCTGACAACGCTGAGGCATTTGCAGACTCTTATGGTTTGTTTAAGGGGTCTGGGTATAGTGGTTCTGAAGATGACTATAAAGAGTTGCTTGGTTTAAAAAAAAAAGATTCTTTTCAGTTGCAAGATGCAACTGCTCCGAAGGATTCAGAGGTATCTCTATCAGTATCTCAAGATGGTCAGTCTTCTTTGGAACAAGATGTTCAAGTTAGCCTAGAAGAAAGACTAGCCAAGAGAAAAAGCCTACCTATAGAGGAGCAAATTGCTCTAGTAAAACAAGACGAGTTAAGACCTTTTTACGAGTCTCAAGGATTAAACTTAGATGATAAGTTGAACTTTGAGGCTATTAAGAAATCTAAAGCTGAAGAAGAAAAGAAAAAGAAAGAAGCTGAACAAGAGCTTAGTTTCTTCTCTAAGTTGTACAACAGAATAACTAGCACTGAAGATTTAGAAGAAGACTTCCAAACTACAGATGAAGACAAGGCTGATCAATACCTTGCTAATAATGAAGAAAAAATATTTGAAGCAGAGAAGCAGTACAATATTGCTAAAGCTAAAGAAATAACTCAGGTCTTCTCTCCAGATCAAAGAAAAGAACAATTTGAAGAGCAAGGTGTAGACTTAGGTTATATGCCTACAAGTTTCATAAAAGTTAACGGAGAAGATTTTAGTGTAAAAGAACTTCAAAAGAATTTATACGATAGCGAGTTTATAAATAAACTACAATCTGAAGAGATTAATGTAGACATTGATAACTCTATTGAGGACGATACCCTACAATCTTTAATTGACCTTAGAGACAGACAAAAAGAGTCTGGTGGTCAGTGGGGTGATATAGCTCAATCCTTTTATTCTGGTGCTTTAGATCAATTAGTTGCTGGTCCTGTAGAGTTTTTAGAGTCAACTTTTGCTACAAACCCTTACCAAAGATCCATAGTTAATGCTATGGGTGGCAGACTAGCTTCAAAGATTAGAAATGAAGCTAATAGGGTAAGAGAAAAGACTAGGGTGTATCAGGAAGATGGGATGACTAAGTCTTTACTTAAAGGTAATTTTTCTGACGCTATGTTCCAAGCTGGTAACGCTCTATCTGAGTCTGCTCCTTTAATATTAGGTATGTATGCTTCCGCTCCTTTAGGGTTAGCTGAGGGTGCTACATTAGGTTTTGCAGGAGTTTCTGCCTATGGTCTCAAATCCCTTGAACTTAAAGAACAAAGACTAAAAGGTGAGATAGATATGTCTGATGCCCAAATATTGTTAAACTCTGTTTTAACTGGTGGTGCTGAAGCTTTCTTTGAAAGGTTTACCTTAGATGCTGTTAACGCTAGTAGAGGGGTTTTTGCTTTAGGTAAGATAACTCCAGGTGAGATTGCTGAAGGATTTACAAAAGGATTCTTAAGACAAGCTAGAGTAGAGGGATTATCTGAAGGTGCAACAGAGTTGTCTAACATGTTTACAGACCTTATAACAAGAGATATTGATTACGAAAAAGGTGAGCTAAAAGATACTGCTGTTAGTCTTGAAGATGTTGCTGTGAGGTTCTCTGATGCAGCGATGATTGGAGCTCTTATGGGTGGTGGTATTCACACTGTACCTTACATGGCTAAATCTATGTCTAAGTTTAAAATATTAGATGAGAATATAGCTGTTCTATTTACAATGGAAGATGGGTCAACTCAAAGTATGAGTAGAGCAGACGCTTTAAAGTTTGTTAAAAACCCTGAGGTTGCAGAGAGAGTTAGAAGTGGTGCAGTAACAATGGACGCTTCTATGAATGATATTGCTAAACAACAAGTGGAAGAAATACTTTATGGTTTTTACGCACCTGACGCTGTAGCTTCAAGAGAGGTTATGCGTGAGAAAGAAGGTGGGGTTCAAAGTATTCTTGATAAAATTAGAGATGCAGAGGAAGTCTCTATAGAAGACGTTAACAGTTTATCTAAAGCTGTATCTGAAATGGAGGCTGAAGGCAAGAAGTCTAAGTATAACATATCTGAAAGCACTAAAGCAACTAGATCTAAACTAAACGCAATACTTAAACAAAAAGGTATTCAGATAGTAGATGCTGTTGCTTCTCAAGACGTATCTATGTCTAAAGTTACTGAAACTGTAGACGCTACAAAGATAGAGAGTCAAGAGGAGTATGACTCTGTTAAGAGACAGTTGGAAGATGGTAAGAGAAAACCAACGATTGTTCAATCTCAAAACCAAAGTGGTATAAAGGTTAATGGTGAAGTATCTCAAACGTCAGAGATAACTCAAGGTAAGTTTAAAAGTGTTTCTGCAGCTAGAAACGCTATGAAAGACTTTGAAGCTAAGAGAGATGCTGCTAAGAAAGGTGAGATGTTAGAGAGTGATCTTTTCCCTGCTAACAATAAACTATTCTTAAATACAAAGAAAGAAACTCTTGACGAGATACCTCAAGAGGTTATAGATAACAACGATTACCACATATTAACTTCAGAGAAAGAAGGTCTAACACAGGGGCAAAGAGCTTCTAGAATGGAAAGACTTAAGTCTATGTTGGACGAGGCTGGTGCAACTTATTATACCATTCAGGGTGTTTATAACGGGGTTGCTGAAGAAAGCCTTGTGGTAACAGGAATAGATAACGCTACTGCTTTAAATTTAGGTAATCAGTTCCAACAAGAATCTATCTTCTCATCCAAAGATGGTTTGATGTTTGGTGATGGACGTATAGTTCCTTTAGATGGAGGTATAATTAAAGGACCAGACGCTAGAAAAAAACAAAACGTAACCATAATGAATGTTGGTGGAAGAAAAGTTTCTATTCATTCAGGTTTAAATAGACTTAAAACTAGTTATGGTAAAAACTTTAACTCAGATAATATTCACAAGTTGGATGAGAGTAATGCTAACTACGATGCTGAGTTATTCCAAGGGTTAGACGATAGTAGAAAAAGATCTTTAGGTTTTGCTTTTAAATTACTTAACTCTATTGGTGGGCTTAACGTTACTGTTGTTAGGAACAGTAAGGCTATGGAAGAGCAATTAAAGTCTATAGGTCAAGATCCATCTAAAAATAGAGGTTCTTTATTTAGAGGTGCTGACAAGACTATATATGTAAACCTTGAAACTATTCGTGGAAATACTTTATTCCATGAGATTATTCACCCTATGGTTGACTTCATCAAAAAGACTGACCCTGCCTTATACAAAAGAATAGAGTCTGAAGTTAAGGAAAGTGACATGAAAAGACGTGTTATAAAGGATGGTCGTAGGATGAAGGGTTCTTACCTTGATTGGGCTAAGGCAAACTACGAGGGTCTTTCTGAAGAGGCTTTAATAGAGCAAGCTTTTGCTGAAATGATGGGTGATGCTGCTTACGGTCACTTTGTAAACAAGCAATCTACCTTATCTAGAATTAGAGAAGTTATAAGAGAGATATTGTCTAGAATTGGTATTGTATCTCCTTTTGATAACGTTGAAGCTATAGATTTAAATCAGATGTCTTTATCTGATATAAGAACAAATCTAGCTGAAGCTTTAGTAAATGGTAGAAAAATTAACGTTGGAGGTGTAGAGTTTGAGGTTGGAGACGTAGATAAGTTGTCTGAAATTAGAGAACAAAACCCAACACTATTTAGTGAACCTAACCCAGAGACTGCAGACATATCTAAGTCTTATCTTTCGGATAAAGCAACAGAACTTGGAATAGATCAGTACTCTGACCCAAGATTTGTTAATCGTTTAGATGAAGATAACTCTAAGATGATTGCAGACGCTTACGATAGTTTAGTTGACGATCCTAAGAATCCAGAAGTTATAAAAGCCTATAAAGCTTTAGCTGATGAAACACTAAGTCAATATCAATCTATAATAGATAAAGGCTACAAGTTAGAGATATGGAAAGGCAAGGGTGAGCCTTATGCTAACAGTGCTGAAATGATTCAGGATGTTAGAGATAATAAACATCTATATATATTTGGAACAGAGGCTGGTTTTGGAGAGGGTGCTATCACACCTGAGCAAAGAAAAGAAAATGTTATGCTCTCTAGAACAGAGTATCAAGATGTTAATGGAAACCCTCTTGTTGTAAATGATATATTTAGATTTGTTCATGACTTCTTTGGTCATACAGAGCTTGGTAATGGGTTCGGTCCTATCGGTGAAGAAAATGCTTGGCTTAATCATTCTAGAATGTATAGCCCTGAAGCTAGAAAAGCAATGACTACTGAGACTAGGGGTCAAAACTCTTGGGTAAACTACAATAATAATCTAAGAAGAAAGGATGGTACTATACCTAAAAAAGGAGAAAAAGGTTACGTTCCTTTATCTAAAAGACCTTTTGCTGATCAAAAGATGGGTATACTTCCTGATAATATTGTAAACCCTGTAGATGTAAAAGCTGAAACTATAAGCGATATTAGAATGCAGGCTCCTCAAGAAGAAACAGAGAATGTAGTTTACACTTCAGGGTTAACAACAATAGCTTTTGATATTGCTCAGTCAGTTGTAGACGCTGATTATAAGGCAGGTAAATATGTTACTAAGCAATTAGCTAAAGCTCGTATAGATAAACCTAGAAAGCAATTTGAAGGTTACGACATAAGGTTATCTAAACTATTAGCTAAACCATTTGGATCTCACTCTAACGAAGAGATAAAAGAGATTATGGTTAGAAACAGAGGTGATCTTCAAGCTGAACTTCTTAGAGTTGATGACAATCTTAAGTTATTAAAAAACGCAATAAAAGATTCTAACATAACTCCTGAGCAAGTTAATGATCTTCTACATAATATTGAAGATATAAAAGCTATGGAGAAGTCTGAACTTAGAACAGCCCTTTTAGAGATGAGAACCCATATAGATGAGTTGAGTAGAACACTTATTAGAGAGGGATTAGTGGCGGGACAGACTATGTTTACCATTGATTCTAATATGGGGTTATATGTTACAAGATCTTACAGACAGTTTGAGACTAAAAATTGGGAACAAACAGATAACGATATAATACAAAACGCTAAAGACTTTCTATACAGAGAGGTTAAGAATCAAAACATAAGAGATGTTGAGGATGGTAAGATAGATAAAGATGGCAACCTGATAACACTTATGTCTGAAGATGCTATTTTAAATAAAGCTCAAGAGGCTTATGATAAACTAGTTGGGGAAAAAGATTTCTTAAAGTTTTCTGGTGGATCCTCAAGCTTAGAAGGATTAACAAGGGTTAACTCTATATTTATGCAAAAGAAAGTTATCCCTGAAGAAATAAGAGAGCTTTGGGGTGAGATAGATAGTCCTTTGATAAACTATAGCAATACTATATCTAAAGTTGCTAAAACAATCTCTGCTGAGAGAATGTATAGAGAACTTAATAACATAGGTCAAGGTAAATTCATATCCGACAACTATGATAGATCGTCAACTAGAAATAAATTGCAGGGTTCCAAATGGGGAGACTTAGATGGAAAGTATGTGGACGATGAGATGTACGTTGTAATGAATCAAGTTAACAGAACTTTTGAGAAAAACAAACTTCAACAAGCTTACGATGCTTACATGCAACTTGTTTTATTCAATAAGAAAATGAAGACTGTATGGAATCCTGGTACACATGCTAAAAATATTATAGGTAACAGCTCTTTTGCCATGATGAATGGCCACTTAAGTCCTGATCTTAAACAAATTTATCAAGACGGTAAGCTATCTATAGAAGCGTTTTATAACATGAAGAGTGAAGATTTTAAAGAGTTGTATGACAAGCTTATAAGACTAGGTGTTGTAAACTCTTCTGCCTCTTTAGCTGAAATTCAAAATATATCAGAAGACCTTAGAAACACTAAGTTTGATTTGACTGAGTATCTTAAAGATAAAAATGGTAAGATACAAAAAAGAATGGCTAAAGTATCTGGTACGATTAGAGAAGGTATATCTTCATTTGATGAAAAACTAATGAAGGCTTATCAAGCTGAAGATGATATATGGAAGATATTTGGGTACTTGTCTGAAAGAGGTAGATACATAAAGGCTGGTTTAGATGTTGCAGTAGCTGAAGAAACAGCTGCTAAAAACATTAGAAATCTTTATCCTAACTATAATGAGATACCTCGTATAATAAGATTACTTGGTCGTTCTCCTATAGTAGGATCATTCGTTGCTTTCCAGGCTGAATCTGTTCGTAACGCTAAGAACACTGTAATGCTAGGATTTGAAGAGATGGGTAGTGATAACTCAAAGATAAGAAGAATTGGTGCTACAAGAATAGCAGGAACTATTGCTACAATGACTCTAATGGAAGGTCTTCAGTTATATACAGCTCAATTTTTAGGTGAGTTCTTAGGTTTTGGCGGGGAAGATGATGACGATGTAGAGAGAAGAAAGATGCGTCTTTTACTACCTGAATGGGACGCACCAGGAAATATAGCGTACATGTTCAGAGGGTTTTTAGAATCTAAACAATCTGAAGATCAGACTGAAAGAGATAGATACTTTGACTACATAAATTTCTCTAGTATATCTGGTGTTGGTTACATGAAGGATATTATGAGATTAGTATTTACAGATATAGATACAAGGCTTGGTCAAGATAGTGCTTTAAATATTCTTGAAAAAATATATGCTCCATTCTTGGGTCAGGAAATGACTTCTATAGCTGTGACAGAAGCTTTATCAAATAAAGGTGGAAAAATATTTAATGAAACGGATCATATACTTACAAAGGTTGGAAAAATGATTATATACGTTGGTGATAAAGTTCAACCTGGTGCTGGTAGAGTTCTTCAAAGAGGTTTTGAGTCTGCATACGATGAAGACTCTGACTTAGTTCCAGGATATGAAATGCTTGCTATATTTGGTATAAGAATTAACAGAGTTAATGTTAACAAAGGTTTAGCTATAAAGTCTAACTTCTTACATAAAGATATGATAAGTAGAGTGGGTAAAGAAGTTTTAAAAGATCCTTTTGCTCTAAGAGAAGAGGCAAGAAAAAATTCTAGTTTTAACGAGGATCTAAACAAGTTAGCTGACCTTATAGCTGCAGCAAGATTAAATAGTATTAACGGAGAAAATGTTAAAGCTATTCTTTCTAACTCTAGAGTGTCTAGACCAGTTATAGATGAAGCTTATAATAGGTATCTTGACAGATATTTAGAAGATGCTATAAGTGTTGACGATAAATAATTTGCAAACACTATATAATTAAATAATTAATTATTAAATTTGTATTACTTTTCTAAGGTTCCATTCTGGAACAGTTTGCTTTTTTGTTCGCATTCATAGATTAGTTTTTTGGTTGTTTGAGAAGGAGGGGTAGTTCCCTCCTTTTTTTTTACTATATTAGCTCTATGGAAATAGGTATACAATTAATCAATGGGGTAGTGTTTGGATTTAGACTATTCCCTCCAACAGAATCTATGCCATACAACGAACTCCAGCTATTTGCTGGAGTTATATGCTTTTATGTTGTTTGGGATTAATTCTCGCAACTAGAGCAGTCATCTTCTTCCCCACAGCATTCTTCATCTTCAGGGTCAACAAGGTCAACTATCCAAGATTCAAATAATTTTTCTTTAGATTCATCTGATCTTTTTAACGCTTCTCGTAAAGCTTCGTCTCTGTCGTGTAACATTACTATATTATTTTAAAAAAGTATTGGGGGGGTCGCATGGACGACCAAATCTCAAAAACCCCCCGAATACAAGAACAACCTAGCCCATATTGCTTAAAGCTAGGATTTATATATGTAGCACTCACGCAGCTTACTCTCGTTTTTTAGAACCCCTACCTAAGATGGTATCGACTGCAATATCGACCTCCTTTTGATTTGATGGGACATATACGTCTAATTTTTGATCGGTATCATGAAGATACTTTAAAAACAGCTTGAATCGCATCTTAAACTCAGGGGTTCTTATTCCTTTTGTTTCTATGATAAAACCCTTCTCTAAATTAATAAAGTCTGGCGTATAAGATATATTTCTTATATTACCAGGCTTTTTTTTAAAGGTAGTTTTACCTTTTGTTTTTCCCTTATCCATAAGAAGTCCTTCAAACTTGAATTTCTCTACAAGCTCAAAAGTTTTTCCTTCGTATTGATTTGGGATCTTTGCTTTTTTAAGGGCTCTATAACAGTAAAGCTCTAGTCCTGAGGCAAATGTAATTCCATCTGCGATGTGTTTCTTAGCTTTAGTTATCTGCTTTCCTTTTCTTCTCTTGAATCGCATTAAGCTAAGATATGAAATAATTATTTCTTACCTCTATTCCTAGCCCTATTTTTAGATTGACTTTCTAAAACAAGATTACCAGATTTAGTATGCGAAGCATCCTTTCCATCACCTTTCTTACCATTCTTTCTATTGAAAAGGTTTAGTTTAACACGATACTTCTTTCTTTGTTCAGATGAAGAATATTCGGAGTCGTACTTTTTTTTCTTTTTATACGACTCCTTATTCTTTCTATAATGTTTAGTGCTTTTACTTGCCATGCTATATTATTGTAGCCTGCAAGATACGAATTATTTCTTTTCTTTTGGAGGAGTTGGTATACCAAAAACGTATTTAGCAAGTTTATCTGCATTCTCTAAAAGAGATTTAGCGTTCTTACTTGTTGGTAGTCCTGAGGCTATCTCTAATACTCTAGCTCTCATTTCACAGTCAAACTTTAATAATCTAACCTGATGTTCTCTGTCTTTCTGTTGCTTGTTCATGTCTAAAATTTAATTATAGTTAGTAAATCTAAGTCTATATAGAATAATAATTCTCTATCCCATATAGATCCTGGTCGTGGGTTTTTCATGCCACCCCACTCAACTGTGGCTTTTGTTATTTCGTGCATCCAAATATAACCAATTCCATCTAGAAATCTCCAAGCTATACATAAAGGTAGTTGCTTTTGAAGTGCTTCTTTTTGACAATGCTGTATTTTTCTAACTGAAGTTCTAACTCTTTGTATGTCTTTCATGTTAAGACTCATAGTTTTAACCTCACAAAGAGAAATAACCTTCATGGTTTTGTTGTCTATAATCTCAGCATCTACTGGTGCGTACTTATCTAGCTGCTCAAAGGTTAAATCTTTACCCTCTAATAGTATACGAAGAGTTTCAGCTTCTCGTTGCCTATCTTCTTTACTTTCAAATCGGGGTTCCAGTCTCATCTTCTTCGTAACTTACCCAATCATAACTAAATGGTGTCTCATTTTCTTCGTACTTTTCTGCAGACTTAATAGTTTCACTCATTCTTCTATCTACTTCATCCATGTAAACTTGAAGAAGTATAAGGTAACCTGTAAGATCCATGAGATCATTCTCACTCATGTAAGTCTCCTTACTTTTTATACGGTTCAGCTTGTCGTTTATACGAGCTTGGATGGCGTACATAGGATCAACATTAAATAAAACTCCTTTATCAAAAACTGAGTTGCCGTAAGATTTATTCTTTTCTATTAATAAATCCCTGATCTCATCGCATTTTTTTCTTATTTCTTCCTGCATTTTTATTTACTTTAGATTCGACAGCCTTCTTTTTAGCACTCTTATACTTACGTTTATTCGATACTTGATCTTCAGAAACCTTTGTACTACGCTTAGTCTTAGATTTTTCTCTCTTGAGATCTTCAAGAACTCTGTTATTATGTCTTTCACTTTCTTTAATTTTTTTAGAATACTTTACCATGTCCCACGCTATAAGAATAAATATAACGCAGACGACTGTTATCGCTACTACGATCATTTTAATTTAATTTAATTGTTTAACTTAATTTAACTATTCAAATTTTCTGACTCTTCTTTTAATAAAGCTCTGTTTAACTGAGCCATTGTTGTTACGTGTTCTGATTCAGGTTTACCTTCGTTGTACCTTTTAAGTAAAAAAGCTATATGCTCTTCACTTCTCATGCCCATTGGAGTTTGTTGTTCCCAACCCCACTGAATTGTTTTAAAGTCTTTCATAGTTATAAAATTTAATTACTATTTTTTACCTCTTACTTTACCACCTGGTCTCTTTATTATTCCACCAAATCCATCGTAAGTTGAAATATCTTGCATTTGTTCTCCACAACTGCAAATTGATTCAGGCTTAATAACCTTATTATCAATGACTTTCATTGTAAATTTACTAACTTCAGTTGTTTTTTCACAATTTTTACAATATAATTTCATATGTATATCTTTTAATGAACATCATGTGACATACATATAAACTCATAATCAGTTACGCTATCTATTTTTATTTGTATGTCGTTAGTTGATTTATGTTTTATCTCTAACCCCCTGACAAAGTGTTTAACATTCTGTAATTTTTCAGGATCAAGCTCAGTAATACATGTTCTGTGAGTAGCTTTTTTCCATTTCTTAGCAGCCTTTTCGACTCCCTTTACAAATCTTAATGTTCTCCATCTGTAGTGAACTGTAGCGTGATATATTTCTTTTCTCATTGAGTTTACTTTTTATTTATTATTTTTTCTATAAACCAAAAAATAAATATAATGCCCATAATAAAGTCCGTTATCGTTTTAAAATTCCACTCCATAACTAAAAAGATTCTGATGGTTGAGCAGATATAAACTTCTCAGTGTAATCCTGAGGATCTATAAATTTAGTATACTCCTTCTTAAACTTAAGAGGTAGTGTGCCAGTGCCTATATTCCTACCTTTAGCAAAGATTAAATCTACAAGACCTTCGGTAGACTTTCCACTATCATCAGTCATAATGCCATAGTATTCAGGTCTATACACAAGCATAACAATATCAGATGCCTGCTCTATCTCACCACTCTCACGAAGATCAGAAAGACTAGGTCTACAACCATCTCTTCTCTCCACACCCCTACTAAGCTGTGAGAGAGCCACTATTGTTATATTAAGCTCCTTAGCTAGATTCTTTAACTCACGAGCCACCATAGCAACCTCTTGTTCTCTAGATGTACCACTACCCTTAACAAGTTGTAGGTAATCCACAAGAACAAACTTAACCTCTTTAGTTATAACGTATTGTCTAATCTTATTAAGAAGATACCTAAGGGATGAATCCTTACACTCATCTATAAATAGATTAACACCTTCTAGTTTACCTATAGCCTTGTCAACCCTATTAAGTTCATTACTTTCTAGAGCACCCTTCATTATGTATCTATTGTTTACCTCACTCTCTAAAGACACTAACCTCTGTAGTAGTTGGGTGTCGCCCATCTCGTAAGAGAATACTGCAGATGGAATACCTACCTTAGCACAATTGTAGCAGAAGGCTAAACCTAGTGATGTCTTACCCATAGATGAAGCACCACCAATTACGATAAAGTCTGTCTCTTGCCACCCACCAGTAAACTTATCTACTGATTGAAAGCCTGTAGGTAGACCAACCATGTTTTCAGAGTCCATTCTCCTTCTTATGTCATCATGCAGTATCTTTAACTGCTTTTTAATATCAGGTATGTCACTACCCCTGACCTCAGATATAGACTTCATTTGCTCTTCTACAAACTCTATAACGTTAAACAAGTCATCACCATTATCAATCCTCTTTGTGGTAAGCTCTGCCAACTTCTTAAGCCTTATCTTTTTATCTTCTTGGGATAGATATAAGACCATGTTCTTTGTCATATAAGCGTAATGATCAGAGCTCATGCACTCAGCCACCCTAAGATCAACAAGAGGATCTTTAATAGCAGAGGATATAACAATCATGTCAGCCTTACTTCCTTTATCTAGCTTATCTGATACCACTCTATATATCTTCCTATTCAAAGGATCAGTAAATATCTCCTCAGATATTAGGCTGTGGCAGTCGTAATAATCTCGTGGATTAGACATAATCTTACCGATAAGCCTCATCTCCATATCCATGTTATCTTTCATCTGAAATGTATTTAGGTTTAACGTATCGGTTAGTTTTCTTTTTATTTAAACTGACTTCATCCTCCCAACCCCTAGCATTAAGCCAAGTTCTAGGAAATTTTCTGTAAGTTCTATCAGGAGTCGATTCAACATAAGCCTTCACTCCTTTTATGGCATCACCCATTTGAGTTAAGGTTAAGTTCATAAATGTCTTTCTTGTGTTAGGCTTATCTTTTTTGTAATCATATAAATTCCAAAACATTTCAAATGCTTTTTCTTTTCTTTGCGTTTCGTTCTTAGGTTTAGCATTTCCATTAAGCCTTAGATCCATAGTATTAAAGTGGTTAACAATATTATTGAAAACACAATTAGATTCTATCTCGTTATTATATATAGATCGGTGTGTATTTGTTGAAGTATAAAAGTTTATACAACTACCATCAACCTCAATAAATTCTACCTTATCTATATTAATAATATCTGTGTCTGATACTCTGTACTTCATAGTTTTTTTTGGTTGTTTAAAAAAGGGAGGGGACAAGCCCCTCCATCTTTAGAATGGTAAGTCATCAGCTACTGCTTCTTTCTTAACTTCTGGTTTGTAAGTATTCACTTCAACGTAGTGAGTCTTACCATACTCGTTAGTTTCTTTCATCTTAGCTACCTTTAGCTTGATGAATTTTTCACCATTGTACTCGAACATGTGATCTGTTGCTTCTTTGCCTAATTTAGTTAGGTTTAAAGAGAACTCTACCATGTCCCCATCAAATTTTTCTACCCCGTTTCCAACGTAGATTCTGTTAGTTGTTTTGTTACTCATAGCTTTCAGCTTTTATAAAATAATTAACTAGTGCCTTCCTTTCTGTTGTTTTTATATACTTAGCAATCCTTCTAAGGTGTTTAACTTTAAACTCGTCAGGTTTATCTAGGTATTTGTCTAGGGTAGGTCGGCTTAACCCTAATCTTTCTGCAAGCCAAGGCTTGTATATTTTGTTTTCTTTTAACTTTTCTTTTAGTGTCATAGTGTTTCCATTATTAAATGTTGTTCAACGATCTCCTCGTTGTCTATAAAGAATCTTCTGTAAACATCTAGTAGATACTTATACTCTTGTCTACCTCTCTCTACAAACTCATCTCCAGCATAAAATATAGAAACATTATAAGGTCTCTCTTTCTCCTGAGTTATAAATACAAACTCATCACAATCAAATCCATCCATATAGAAGGCTGATTGTCTATCATAGCCATACCTCTTACAAGAGTTAGAGAATCCATAGAAGCTACCATCTGCAGTAGTTTTTAAGTCTACTAATAACTTTCCATTACGATAGTCTGCTTTACCCTTACAGAACACGTTTGTATCTTCATCCTTCCAAGCGTTAGCTATCTCCCTCTCCCCTTCTGATTGAAGAAGATCTTTAACTTCAGAGTGACTAAACAAAACATCTTGCATGTACATAATCTTATCATATTCCTTCTGTAAGATTATTGTAGGTGCTTTAGGATTATTCTCCTTAAACTCTTTAAAACCTTTAGTAGTTCTTGTAGCTGAATTAAATACTAAAACTTTATCGTTAAACTCGTTAGGCTCTAACATAGCTACATGGTATGCTCTACCAAAAATCATAGGTAAAGTCTCTTTGTTAAGCTCAGGATGATCCCTCATCATCTTATAAGTTCTAACATCCTTCTTTATTAACCCTAACTGCGAGTTCGTTACAAACTCGTAGTCAGAGTAATAAAAGGAGTCATCGACTAGTTTTTTTATAAACTTATCTAAACTCATTACACTAAGGTCTTAGATATTTTAAGAACTTTGTTAAGATTATCTTGTTGAGTTTTAGTCATAGTATATCCAGCCATCTTTTGCTCTACTACACTACCTTTACCATCCTCAATAGCCTTCATCATACTCTTGTATTGAGATTCTGTTAGCTTAGGTTTAGACTTTGAAGTTGTAGTTGATTTTGGACTAGAACCTTTCACAGCCATGTTACCATCATCATCATCTCCTGTAACTACACCAACAAATGATGCAAGAGCATATCTTCTAGCATAAGATATAGCAGAACCCACACCATGTGCGTCTTCTTTAGCAGGTATATAGCAAGTTGATGCTAGGTATTCTCCACTAGAATGTGATAAGATTGTTGTTACACCACCTACATCAGTAGGCATCTGAATAATAGCTAACTCATTATCTGCTAGTAGTTTACGAACAGAGTCCCATACTGATCCAAGATCGGCATAGCTTGACTTGAAGAAAGGGTTTTTTGAGTTTTCTTTTGCAGGTCTTAATTGAGACTGCACTTTCGATAAGGCAAGGGTTAGCTTGCCAATTGTTTCTGACTTTTCCATAGTTTTTGGTTTTAATTAAATTAACTTCTGTTGCAAATGTATGTAAATTATTTTACATATTACTATATTATTCCTAAAATATTATACGATATATCTTCAGGCATTATTCTCTCTAGGCTTTGAGTTATACCTTCCATAACTAGATCTAAATCAATATCGTTGTTTACTACCATTAAAACACTTATACCATCTTCTGAAGGCATCATAAGGGTGTGGCACAAGGCGTTATGCTTTCCTATATCTACCTGCGTTACTGCAAGACTATCTGTCTGATGAAAGTACATATAGTTTACCCCATGCTTTTTTAAAGCTACCTCTAAACGCTTCATGTTTGGATGCTTATTTGGTCTTATTCGGTTGTCTAGTTTGTAGTCTATACCTGACTCTTTAAGTAAGTTCTCCAGCATTTCTTTTTCGTATTGCATAGACTTTGTAGATAAATTCTATTAAAGATAACTCTTTTTCTAGTAATTCCTCAAGATCTTCGTTGCTAAAAGATCTATCTATCGCATCTATTATGTTATATATTTTAACTTTATTGTTTGATGTGTCTAGTTTAAATAGTTTTTTACCTTTTAAAAGGGACTGTATACTATCTATGTCATTAATTATAGGATTGATATACTTTCTCTGTACTTTAGCGTATAGAACATACTTAGCACAAGGATCTTTCTCTCCCCTCATCCAAACTTGATCTACATCGATTGTCTTTACTTGGTTGTTCATTTTATTTTTGTTTATCAGGATCTTCTACAAAAAAATCCATAAGTTTATCTAGCTCTACATCTAAATCATTTATAACATTTTTAATCAATGGATCTGACGATTCTAAAGAATGAAGCGTTTTATGAGCATTATAAGTTGTTATAAAGCCTTGAGTTATTAATATCTCTTGCTCTCTAATTCTTTTCTCCATAGCCTTTATTCTTATTCTTTGAAATTCTTCTACTTCCATAATTAGTTTCTTTACTTTGTTTATATTTCCTTGATGTACCCATGTGTGTTTATTGAAATCCACCATCATTCTAGTTTTCTAATTATTCTGTTAAACTCTAACTCTGTTTTTACAGATATATCTTTTGATATTTTTTTAAAGTAATCAGACCTACCCATCTCTCTAGATTGCATATCTAAAAATTCTACTATCAAATCTCTAATTTGTTTTAGCACTTGAGCATCCCTCATCTTTAACTCAAACTCTAGCATAGGCAAAGAGTCAAGTGAACTAAAGTTAGATGAGTCTACTTCCCTTACCATCCATATCATCCTACTTATAAATTGTTGTCTAGTTTCCATAGCTTATAGTTTTGTGTAAGACAATACTTGAAATTCTCCTATCGGATCTTCAAGGGTAAATGATTCTATCTCATCCTCGTTTTCAAATGTGTAGAATATAGTATCATCATCTACGGATGCTGGATTTGTAGATACAATCTTTGTTTCAACACAAAGGTCATCCCACCATTTTATTTCTACTTCGTATAGTGCCATTATAAATGTCCCCCCCATTTTTCGTTAATAACATCATACCTTGTTTCTCTATCTGCTTCAATTTCATCCATGTGAGGTACTTCGCCAAGCCCTGTCCCATATTCAAGTTCAGCAGTTTCAAACTTATCATCTAAGGCTTGCTCCCAAGAATCATTACCCCATAGCCACTCATCAGTTTCTTCTAATGGTATGTCGTTTGGTATCTCCATTGTTATCTTAGCCACCTTATGATATACTCTGCGTTCTGTTATTGTTACTTTTCTCATGTCTTTTAGTTTTATTGTAATTCTACAACCATGTTAATATTAAATATCTCGTAGTAATCTCCTATTGCCCCATGTATAGCGTTGTCCTCTCCTATACACACCATAGTTCTACCAAATACATTAAACTCATCATCAGCACAACAATCGTAAGCCATATCTTCTATAAAAGAGTTTACTGCATCTACATCCTTATATCCCTCGTACCACTTGAGGTGGTTTCCATGATAGATAGCGTACTCTGTAGATTCATCTACAAGATCATCATTATCATTATACCTAACCCACTTCTGTGTGTAGTCCTCTTTAGTAAAGGGAGGGTAGTCCCCCTCAAGTAATTTGTGTTCGTTCATGATAGCATCTAATTCTTTCTCATCTCTTTTTGGTACTGCTATATGTACCTCGCTTCTATATCCCATAATTTCTAGTTGTTTTGGTTATTGCTTTTAGTTTTTTTGTTTCTATTCTTTTTATATATAGTGTACTGATATTCTTCATCAGCCATTCTACCTCTTAACTCTCTCTCTATGTTTATACCTTCCATAAAGCCTTGAGCCATTTCCATAAATAATTCTTTAGTTTTTCCCATTGTTATAATCTTTAATAAATTCTACTATTAAATAATGTACTTGTTGTATGTTAGGTATTGCTAATCTAATTTCATCAACACTCCAATAATCTAATTCGGGATTCTCAAGGTGCTTATATTGTATCTTTTCAATTACTGGCATAAGCCTATTCCAATCTGTATGGTATTGGTTAAACATATTACTACTTTGTGCTTCGTAGTGTTTACCAACCCCCATAAATTCTGCTATAAGTTTGTTATTTTCTTCCATAGTGTTAGTCGTTTGCGTTGTTAATAATTCTTTGATCTAAATCGTTTATACAATCTACACTAAGGTAGTCGTATAGAAAGTCTGTAATATCTACTGCCATCATTGTCTTTCTACAATGAAACATAATGTTATTGACTTCTAAATCTTCGTTGGTAACGTAGGCATCCACTACTACTTCGTAGTCTTTACCCTCTTGCAAAGTTGTTTGTGTATTCATAGTTTTTAGTTTATTGGTTGTGCAATATTATTGTCTCCTTTTTGGCTTCTTATTAATTATAGGAGATATGTATTTTCTATTTATTTTTTTTGGTTTCTCTAGTTCTTTTGTTGTTTTATTTTCTTTAATCATTTTAGTAATTACACTAAAATATCTTTCTGATAATTCATCCATAGTTTTTGTAGTTTAGTTTTTGGTTAGGCAATATTAGTAAATATATTTTACATATGCAAATTTAATTTTCTTCAGCGTTATCAAAATCCCTTACAATTTCGATCGGAATTCTATAAACTATATTAGTTTCTTTATCCATCCAAAGTTCAAACTCTACTCCATCTCCATCACTATACCAATTTAATCTATCAATAATTTCTTTAGTTATCTTATTCTTTTTTTCCATAGTTTTATCTGTATTTTTTATTTGTGCTTTCTATTTCTAATTTAAGTCTTTCAATCTTAAAGTTGTATTCTTCTTTCATTTGTTCATAGTCTATGACTATTTTGTTATCATCATCAATATGATAATATATCGGTACACTTATTGTTTGCTTCATAATTGTTAATTTTTTTTAATTCCTTGACTTTATAAAATATTTCTTGTAACTTCGCCTTTCTATGTAATAGCAGTTCGATTACATAATCCTCTTTTAAATTTTTAAATAATCTCTC